ACGAAAATCTTTGCATACTACATGGTAGAGGCATTGCGCAATGATATCTTTATACTAAACCATCAGGATAACTTCAACAAGTTCTTCTTCGATATGATTAAATTTACAATTAGTTCGCAAAAACAGGTTGACTGGGTGTACAAAACAACGTATATTCAATTGGAGATTGAATCTCAAATCGAGCAACGTGCAAGAAAATATATTCGCAATGGAATAAATGAAATTCAAGGTTATGTAAATACTGTTAAGCCTTACCATACCAAGGTAAGAAATGTATTTGATAAACACAGCATAACTGAAGAACTAATGGTGGATATCCAAGAAAGCCATGCTATGGAAATGACACTGAAATTTGATGTATTTGATCAAGCATTTGATGGTCCAATCTATGGTAGCTTGTTTAATAATACGGCTGGTGAAACTTATACTGGTCTGTCATTTACTGACACTGAGTATGACGACATCCACGCTGGTCCAGATTTCTTGGATTATAACATATATAACTACACGCAAACTGAAATTGGCAAAAACGCACATCGCAGAAATGTCTACATTGTAGAACCAGAGGAACATTTAGATATCAAGGTTCTTACTAATACATCTGGAAGTGCAACAGATAGTGACACGAGAACATTTGTATATCAACAAGACAACAACAAGCAAGTTGTATCATATAGTCTAGTTGCAGACATGTCAACACAGGTAATTGCACAAGTGGATGATACAGTTGAAGTAGCTGACATTTCATTGTTTGATACAGATGGCGGCGAGCTTTACATCAATGGTGAGATTGCATCATATATTGGTATTGTCGGTAACACATTGTACGGTATCAAAAGAGCAACATATGCAAAAGAATGGTCTATTGGAGATACAATTATATCACTTAGCGATGCAAGAATAACAACATTAACAAACACAGTGCAGATAAGCGAGCCTGCATATAACGACAGTGGCAAGAGCATACTGGATCCAACAAGCACGAACATAGAACCAATACAGTTACAAGCAACTGGCTCAGGTATTGTTTTTTAATGCTAAATACATACAACGGAGAACAATGTTAAATGAAAAACGATTTTATTGATAATGCGACTACATCATTAGACGGTCATGTGCTTGTAAAAGATATGGACTCAGGTGAAGTTCTATTAGACAAGCACAATGCTATTAATTATTTGAATGTAGCTATCGCAGTTGCTAGTTTATTTGCTGGTCGCACAGACGAACAAACTGGAACAGGTTATGGTATTACAAAAATTGCATACGGCAACGGCGGATCCATTGTTGATGAAACAACTGGTAGTATCCAATACCGGGCTCCAAACACTGACACAACAACCGGGCAACTTCATAATAAAACATATGAAAAGTCAGTTGCCAATGTCGATACAGACAACAAAATAGACGTACAATTTTTTGAAAATCAGCCATACAGTGATATTATTATCACTAGCACACTTGACTACAGTGAGCCTAATGGACAGCAAGACTTAGATAATGCACAAGAATTTGAAGGCGATTATGTCTTTGATGAAATTGGATTAATTACTGACAGTAATTTATATTTAACACACTTGACATTTCATCCAATTCAAAAGAGTGCAAATAGAAAAATTCAAATAATTTATACGCTAAGAATTAAAGCAGGAGGTTAATATGGCTTACACAGTAAACTATTCAGACGATAATAAAGAGCCCATCACAGTAAATGATGGTACAATTGATACAAAAACCAACTTAACCTTGGTGGGCAAAAACTTTTATGGTTATGGTGAATACGTAGCAGAAAACCAACTGCATTTGTTGGAAAATTTTGCCAGTGAAAGTGATTCCGCACCAGGCGAACCAGAATCATTAATCAAAGGCAAACCAGTTATTGGACAATTTTGGTTCAATAAAACATTAAATGAAATGAATATCTATAAACCAACTGAAGCTTTTCCTGATGGTGAATGGGTACCAGGTCCAGAATCAATTATCATGCAAATGATACTAACAGATTCAAATAATGCACCTAAAGATGTGACTGCAATCTTTGATCATGGTAGTTTGATTTCAGTTTATAGTGGACATGATGACTTCATACTTTGGCAAGGCATAGGCGTTGAAGGTGATGAAAACTATGTTCCAGGCTCTCCTTTTAAGGGAACTTTCCCAGGAGATAAAATTGGCAAAGGCGTAACATTAAAAGCTGGAAGTTTTTTCCACGGTACAGCAACATCTGCCCAGTATGCTGACCTTGCAGAAATGTATACAAGTGACGCAGAATATGCACCAGGCACTGTTATTAAAATTGGCGGCGAAGCTGAAGTTACACAAACAACTGATGCATTTTGTAGTGAAGTATTTGGCATTGTATCTACTAATCCAGCATATTTAATGAACAGTACATGCGAAGGCACAAGCGTAGCAGTGGCACTTGAAGGTCGTGTACCATGTCGTGTTATTGGTCCAGTACGTAAAGGACAGCGTTTGGTTTCAAGTGAAACTCCTGGCGTTGCACGTGCAGTTAGTGATTATGAAAGACAAGAAGCATTAGATTGGTATAGAATTGTTGGCCGTGCGTTAGCAGACAAGACATCAGAAGGTGAAGGTTTACTTGAAGTTGTAGTTGGAGCAAAGTAAATCATGACTATTGGTGTAGGTAATAAAATTACAGCAGACCAGTTCAATGGTTTAGTTGATCAACTTGCTAAAATATGGGCAGATGATTATTCGTCTACCAGCACTACACCTGCACTATTTTTAGATACTGGGGACAAGACATATCATTCATACGGTTGGGGGCAAACCGATGTTGATTTTGCATCCTTTAAAGTAGCACCTACTACTAAAATTACTGGCGTACACACCAATAAAATAAGAGCAGTGCTTAATGCAGCGTTGTATCACACAAATGAAAATGCCTCAATGTTGCCCAGCTTTGCACCAGGTGAAACTATTACAGCAGCAACGTATTATACAATTAAAGGAATTTTAGATAATTTCATTAATACCCCAACAAGGTATAATTTAAATGGTGTTGATATAGACGATAATATTGTGGTAACGACTACTAATAATGGTGAAGTATGGGACGATAGCACACAAGCAAGTGTAAAAGTAAGTTTCAATAGTTATGAAGAAGCTAGGCACTTTTTTAATTCTGGCGGAGTAGTAACAATAAACTTAGATGCAACTAACGGATACGGATCTGCGTTCTGGGATGCAGTGTTTGATAATATGCAAGAGATTAGAATTAGTGCAGAAACCACTTATAACCAAGGAATAGCTGGATCATTGACGGGAGTACCACGTGGATATGTAGACTTGCCAGCCGATGGTTCTGAAATTGACTTGTTTACTTATCAGGGATTTGGGAACAGTGGCGGTGAATATGACAGCGGCGACTATGGCGGTGAATATAGTAATCGTGTAGTAACAATAACAGGTAGAGCTGTAGAAACTCTTACTAGTTTTGATATGTATGTTACTGTTGTATTGTCAGAATCAGTAGTTGATCAAACCAATGATGACATAATTACACTTGATGCTGGGTATATACTTCCACTAGAGTCACCCAGTGATGCATACCTTGGTTCCGGTAGTAATGCTCAAGCATTTATAGCAGATAGCGTGAGCTATCAATTTCAAGAAAGAACCGCACCCACAATAACACTTGACACTGACTGGTCTTAAGTGTATAATTAATTTATAATTACAGGAGATGTCTATGGACGAGAGACTTCAAAAAGCTCTGGAGTTTAGTAACTATAATCTGACGATTACTAACCAAAAGAAAAATATCAAAAATCGAGTAAAACAATTACAAATAGTACACCACTCTGGCGGTGTATTTACTGCTGACCAGTCAACTATTGCATTTGTTAAGACATATATTGATTTAGGACACAAGGACGGCATTGTTATTGACAGCAAGGAAAATCCTATTGCAATCTCTAATTTACAAGAATTTTTAGAAAAGCTAATGACTGCGTATATTAGTTCGGCACAAGAGTATGATGTTGAATACAATAAATTGCGCAAAGCTCGTAACATCAAGCAGATTATGGGTTGGTAATGAACATCGAAGCAGAAAAAGGTGTCTGCCTCTTTGCATACAATAACGAACAAATTGATTACATAAACTTAGCTGTGCTAGCTGCAAAATTTGCTAAAAAACATCTTGGTTTACCAGTGTGTGTTATTACAGATGAAGGCACATACAGTTGGTTTGAACAATCTAACACTGATGATGATATAGAAAATCTTTTTGATTATGTAGTGTTAACAAATGTAGAGCATCCAGAAAACACAAGACTTCATCATGACAGTCCTTGGACTGAATTTACTGCTCCTTTTCAAAACAGTAACAAGCATATGATCTGGGAGTATAGTCCATTTGAACACACGTTATTGATAGATATTGATTATTTTCTAAAAACAGATTTCTTGGGCAACTTTATGGATGCCCCTGGTGTGCATATGTTTAATAATGCAGTTAACTTACGGAATGATCATCCTCACTTTAATGAGAGATTTCTATCATCTCAAGGTATACCTATGTGGTGGAGTACAGTTGTATATTTTGACAGAAGTGAAATTAGTAAATTGTTTTTTGACACATGGGCACATGTTGCAGATAACTACAATTACTATCAAATGTTATATAATTTCCCTTCTAATTTGTTTAGAACTGATTATTGTGTGAGCATTGTTGTTCACATATTGAACGGAATGGTGCCCAGCAATGCTATTGGAAACTTTGCAGATCAAAAAATGGTTAACATGAGCCAACGTGATGACTTGTGCGAGGTTGTTGATCAAGACAATTGGATATTTTTATCAAACGATAATGAAAAGAACTGGATTGATATACTGGTAAATCACAAAGGAACAGATATACATTTAATGAATAAACGTAGTGTTCAGCGCCACTATGATAAGCTAATGGAGATTTCCAATGGATGAAAGAGGATTCTTAATCTTTGCGACTAATCATGAAGAGATTGACGCAGCTGTCACACTAGCATACAGTATTGGCAGCAGCAACAAGGGTAGTAAAGTTAGTTTAGTTTGTCCAATTGACAACATTACAATCAGCCAAGAAGAGCCTTTTGACGCTATTATTGATATACCGTATCGTTATGGCGATAAACATAAAAACGAATCGATTTGGCAGGTATACTGGTCAACTCCTTATGAACACACAATTGTAATTGACTGCAACAGTATTGTAAAACAAAACTTCGACAGCACTTGGGACTATTTGATAGATCATCATGATATGTGTGTTGGAAAGTCAATAACTGATTTTAGGCTTAGTGAGAAAATCGATCTAGAAGTTTTAAATGAATACAATCTATCATTTGCTAATAGCAATATATTTTACTTTAAAAAAGATTCGGATTTAGCGTTGAAATTCTTTAAACTATTAGATCCATATCTCCAGTCATATAGAGAAGTATTTTCTACATACATCCAACCACAGCATCATCCAAAAACATTGGATTTAAATCTAATGTTTAGTATTGTCTTGCAACACTTGGATGTATATGACGAATGTACACCCCTGCATCCGGATATATTACAGTCTATTGATATGGAAATAGTACAAAGCACAATGACAGAACCATGGATTAATAAGTTTAATATTTGGTACAATCAAAGTAATAATATAAAAATACAAAACTATGCTATTTCGGGATGCTTGCATTACAGACTTCCTGAGTTTTTAACCAAGGATATTAAAAATGGTCAACGAGAATACTATCGACTCGTCACAAAATAAGTGGTTTATACATTTTGATCCAAAGTCTGGAAAGATATTTAAGATATCTGGCCAGGATACTCCTCCAATCAATGGTAGGATTTCAATTGTCACTGACAATAAAATATGTGCAGAAATTACCACCGGTAAAATTTCAAAAAGAGATCTCGCAGTATACCGAGACTTGGATAATGAAACTTGGTTTGTTGATACAAGAGGTTCCACATTAACGTTAACTGGCAAGGATCATTGGGTAAGACTACAGGAAAAAAGCCGAGGTGATTCTGAAATTCACGTTGATATCTATACTGAGACTAAACAACTGGAAGTATCTGTTAATTTAAAAAAAATTAAAAAGAATTTTCGACTACGTGAAATAAATGAGATTGCAAAAAATAAAGACAATATCCTAGATCTTTATATCACAAGGCAAGGCGATCCAGACTTCATGATTAAAACCTTGAAGGTGGATGCCCTTGAATTGTTTATCAAGGGCAGGCAGATTTTTGACTTAGATATTGATCAGTACGCAAGTTTGCGAGACATAAGTATATACACGAGACAAGTGTTTAGTGAATACTCCATGCATTATCGGAAAGTAAAGTTTGATACTGACTTCAATAACAATTTAAGTAAGACATTACAAACTGCTGATCTTGACTGCATCGGGGATGTGATTATCAATATTGGAAAAGACAAATCCAAAATTAAAATTACAAGTTCTATTACAAACTATGAAAAATATGTCACTGATCAAAAAAAGTTCTTGCATTTTATTGTATGTAGTAGTAATATAGATACTATAGTAGGCGGCTTTGAAGTGCCTTACGATAGAATTATTGGAAAGAAATTGCCATATCATGTCAAGACGACATTTAAATGGCCACCAAACCCAATTGTAGTATACAAAAATAAGTATATTAAAATTGGAATAGATGAAAAGGAATAAACATGCAAAGTATCAATGAATTTGATATTGTTTTTATCAGCTACGATGAACCAAATGCTGATGAAAACTTTGCTGATCTACAAGATAAGTGTCCGTGGGCTAAACGTAGCCATGGTGTATTTGGTAGTGATGCAGCACATAAAGCCGCAGCAGATATGGCAGAAACTGATCGGTTCATTACCATTGATGCAGATAATATTGTTAAGCAAGACTTTTTTGGTGTTGAAATAGACATGGACAAAATTCGTGATACTGATGTTATTAGTTGGGCAGGCAAAAATATAATTAATGGACTGGTATACGGCAACGGCGGTATTAAATGCTGGCCCAAAGACGTAGTTTATGGTATGCAAACACACGAAAATGCACCAGCAGATAATCCACGTGCCCAGGTAGATTTTTGTTGGAATATCAATTACGTTCAGATGAACAACATCTATTGTGATGTTATGAACAATGGTAGCCCATTACAGGCGTGGCGTGCCGGTTTCCGTGAAGGTGTTAAAATGGGATTGGTAGACGGAGATGTTGTAGATCCTCGAGATATTAAAAAAATTCACAAAAAGAACTATCAGCGTCTGCTTACTTGGATGACAGTGGGCGAGAATACAACTAATGGTATTTGGGCAATTTATGGCGCCCGCCTCGGCTGTTATATGACAAACATTACACGTGAAGAATGGGATTGGAAAGAAGTCAGAAACTTTGATTGGCTTACGAATTTCTTTAACGAAACAGTTGCTCCACAATTTGTTGGCGATGACCAAATGTGTCCTCGAACAGGTATGCGTTGGGGACTAGAACCCTTGAAAGCCAAAACAGTTGAACTGGGTGTTGACATTCGCCGAGAACTAAAACTAGAGATTGCAGATATTGGTATAGAAGGTAGCGAGTTCTTCAAGAGAGTGTACACTAACCCAAGTCGCATGGGCGCACAAGTTCGTGAAGATCAAGTTATTGATACTCTAGAATGATCAAGGCAATATTTGCAGCAGACAAAAATTGGGGAATAGGCAAAAATAATGATTTGCCTTGGCCTCATAATAGTGATGATTTAAAGTGGTTTAAGGAATGCACTGTACGGCAAATGGTTATCATGGGAAGAAAAACTTGGGAAAGTTTGCCAGTCCATCCATTACCGTCTAGACATAATGTAGTTGTTACTTCACAGCCAAATGAGATTGCCCCTGGTGCATCAAATATATATGGTTACCAAGAGTTTCGTGAACAAATATCAGATCTAAAACCATATAAGGAAAAATGGATTATTGGTGGCGCAGAATTTTTGTTGTCTACACTAGATATGATTTCAGAATTACATATTAGTCGCATTGATGGCGACTATGATTGCGATACATTTCTTCCGGTCAAAGTTATTACTGATAACTTCGTATTGGATTCAACAACCACTCTTGAAAGTCTGACTATAGAAATATGGATTAAAAAATGAAGCAATATTTAGACGCTCTTGAGCATATTTTAAACAATGGTGAAGATGTAAGTGATCGCACAGGCGTAGGCACACGCAGTGTGTTTGGTTATCAAATGCGATTTAACCTACGTGACGGATTTCCAGCAGTTACAACAAAAAGACTGGCATGGCGTAGTGTAGTGGGTGAACTGTTATGGTTCCTGGAAGGTTCAACAGACGAACGCAGACTTGCTGAACTTACATTTGGCCAACCTCGAAACCACCTGGTGGACAAACGAACTATCTGGACTGCCAATGCTGACAATCAAGGTAAATCACTAGGATATCGTAATGACAGCCTAGTAAAAGAACTAGGACCTGTGTACGGAAGTCAATGGCGTGACTTCAACAGCGAAGGCTTTGACCAGATTAGAAAGATTATCCATCAGCTGAAAAATGAACCAGACAGTCGACGCATTATTCTCAGTGCTTGGAACCCCAATGAGCTTGAATTAATGACATTGCCTCCCTGCCATACACTGGCACAGTTTAGAGTAATGAACGGTAAATTGAGTTGTCAACTATATCAACGCAGTGCTGACATGTTCTTGGGTGTACCATTTAATATTGCAAGTTACGCCTTGCTAACACACATGTTGGCACACATTTGCGATCTTGAAGTGGGTGACTTTGTACACACCATTGGTGATGCACACATTTATCAGAACCACATGGAACAAGTTAACCAGCAACTAGAACGTGAGCCACATGATCTACCACAGCTAGCATCGCCAGTGTTCTGTGACCTGGAAACATTACTGCGGTGCCGTGCTACTGACTTTGTGTTGTGCGACTATGATCCAATGCCCAGTATTAAAGCGCCAATGGCTGTATAATGGAATTTTGAAGACGGAGGACAAGCAATGATGTGGAAACTTCGATAGTGGGACTTTCATGCTAAATCAGCAGAAGATGATCCAGAAGAACTTATAAATTATTAGGATTTTTAAATGAGTAAAAAAATAAATGACTATGCATGGGACAAAGAAGGCGTCAATGATGACGAAATAGCACTAACAGAAAATAACCGTCATCAGATGCGCGACCTATTAAACCAAACTGGAAAAGGTTTCTGTTTGGCAAAATGGACACAGGTTACAATGCATCTTGGTAACGGCCTTACACATAGTTGTCACCACCCAGGTGCACACAGCATCCCATTGGATGAATTAAAAGAAAATCCTAGCGCACTGCATAATACAAAATTCAAAAAAGCACGGCGTAAAGAAATGTTAAGCGGTAAACGCCCCAGTGAGTGTGACTTTTGTTGGCGTGTGGAAGACAACACGAACGAATTTAGTGATCGTGTTCTTAAAAGTTTACCCACATTTAGTAGTCCACATCATGACAAAATTAGTGAACTGGATGGTGATGAAGATGTATTTCCAACATATGTTGAAGTAAGTTTTAATAGAACATGTAACTTTAAGTGTGCTTACTGTGGTCCACCTTTTAGTAGTCAGTGGGAGCAAGAAATTAAACAACATGGTCCTTATAATATTTTCAATCATTTCTTTAATCCAATCAAGGAAAGTGAAAAGCATATTCCAAACAATGAACACAATCCATACATTGAAGCATTCTGGGAATGGTTCCCAGAGGCATACAAGCATATGCATACTTTCCGTATTACAGGTGGCGAGCCTCTTCTAATTAAAGACACAATGAAGGTTATTGACTTTTTAATTGAAAATCCTAACCCAAACTTGAACTTTGCTATTAATAGTAACGGCTGTCCTCCTGGTAAAATTTGGGATGAGTTTATTGAAAAGGTAAACATACTTACAACAAATAAATGTGTTAAGAAGTTCGAACTATATACAAGTGCAGAAGCGACTGGTAAACAAAATGACTTCATTCGTGATGGAATGGATTGGGACCTGTTTGTAACTAATATCGAAAAGTTCTTGAAAAATACAAAAGGTACAAAAATTGTTTTCATGTGTGCATTTAACGTATTGAGCGCAAGTACTTTCAAAGAGCTTTTAGAGTGGGTTTTATATTTGAAACAAACTTACAGTTACCAAGGATGGTTCAAATGGTTAGAAGAAGAAGGATACATTGATGTTGATGAAGAATCAATGACATATGCTGAACGCAAAGAGCACAACCTGGACGTACACAATCGAGTAGCAGTTGATATTCCATACTTACGACACCCGCAATTCTTGGATGCCAATATCTTAGATGTTAGTATGATTAAGAAATATATGATGCCTGCTCTAGAATTCATGTATGATAATGCTGGAACTGGCGATTGGTACATTACACAAAAATTTGAAAGTCACGAAAGTCTAAAACTAAAACGAAACGTGGTAAACATGATGTTAGCAGCAAAGCAAGTTGGCGAAGATGGACTAACTCTTAATCCAGAAATCCGTGCTAACCGTGCTAAGTTTGCACTGTTTATGAAACAATACAGTAATCGTCGTGGGAAAAATTTTCACGAAGTATTCCCAGAATATGCTGAGTTCTATGAACTGTGTATGCGTGAATACAGAAAGATGTTTAATGCTCCAGAAGATGAAACAAACTTCAAAACTGGAATAGACAAAAGCAAAAAACAGCTAGAGAGAAAAAAGAAAGATGACTAATGTAATAGCCCAATATGTAACATATTGGGCAAATGATGAAACGAAAACAGATTATACACTCACCTTTGACATACATGATACGTCAGTATGTCAGAGTTGGATTGATGTTATCAAAAGAAAATTAAGTCAATCAGATGTTACTCCCAATCAAGAAAATTTACATTATAGTTTTCCCAATATGGATAACATAGAATTTCTACATAATGAAATACTAGGATATATTCATAGTGCTAGAAAATTTGTTCCTGAGTTACAGTGGCCATCTGAGTATAAAGAGATTACGCAAAGTGAATTAAATTATCTACACCAAGAATTTCACAAAGCAGAAGACAAACTTCACCTAGAACGTATTTCCCCAAAACAACTCCCAGAGATTACTACCGCATTTGAAAAAATAAATTTTCTTATCCATAGTATTGAAACAATAGTTCGAAAAGAAACATTTGGTGATATTAGTGTCAATAGTTACAAAATGATAAACTTTGGTGAGTGGGATGGAAGATTACGAAATCCCATCACTGATGAACAGCGTCTATTGTTTAAACCAACCGCTGTCACCAAACAAAAGCAAGTCAGGTTAATGCTGGGATATGCTACTATTGGAAAAAACTTACAACACTGTGCGGTTGATGATGATCCACAAGTGGTAAGAGATCAAATGTTGAGTCCACAAATGGACATTGGTGGTGAAGCACTGTTAGTTCACAATGGTAACTTTGGACAACATAAACTACTAACAGCAGAACAAGAATTTCAACACCATGACAATAAAATTAGTCAATTTATTGAACGACATGATCTTGGTGATTATGTAGATTGGAAAGACCCAAAGCATAGATATGGATGCCCTCCGCAACTTGGTGTTGTAAGTGACGAACATGATAATTGGACACTAACTGATTATTATGTAATAGCAAAGAGCAAATTGCTTGGGGTCGAGTTAAATGAAAGATAAAATATTAATCTGCGGAACCAATCGTTGCGGTACAACTTATCTTTATTACTTACTGCAAAACTATCTTGAATTGAATGACAGTAAGTGTTTGAATGAACCATTTAAACATGCAATATCTACTAGAAACATCAGTGACTTCCATGATACAATGGGTACACTTCATTCTGCTGAGCTAATTAAAGAACATGCTCAAACGTTTCGTGTTTATGAATATGAAACAGGCAATGACCTTTTTGAATTCTATGAAAATTTTTATCGTATTAGAGTTATAAGAAAAGATCGTACCGAAGCAATTATAAGTATGGCAATAGCAGAGACTACCAATAAGTATCACAGAACTATACTAGATGTATCAGATTCTGTAACAATTGATCTTGATCATTTAGATAGTGTGATTGATAAAATAAATTATGGTTATGACAGTATTTCTATGATACCAGAAAATTGGTTTGATGAAACTGTTTATTATGAAGATTTGTCTCTTGATCCAAATAAAGATCAACAGTTGATAAAATACATTACTCAATCTAAAGATATAAAAATAAATACTATACCAAATAAGGATAAGCGCAGTGTAGTTAAAAACTACGACGAAGTTTTAGGGAAAGTAAAGGCAAGATTATATGAGTAAAATTTTGTTGCTTGGCCAACCACGTACAGGTACAAGTTATATTACACAGTTGTTTAAAAGTTATCACGAAAAAAAGGGCCGTGATATAGGTACGTACAGTAAAAAGTATTATAATGTTTTTAAAGAACATCTAAGGTTACTGGCAGAGATGAAAGACATTGAAAAGACACAATACCATTTAGATTTTTTAAAAAACAACGATGTTGATATATTTTCCAAAGATCATCTCACGCACTATGGAATGCATTATGGTGTTAACTTTGATCCAAATGATTGTTATAGAGATTTTTACAAAATTAAAATCATAAGAAAAGATATCATTGAAACATCCCTTAGTCTGTTGATAGCAAAAAATAGTAAGATGTACAACACTTTTAAAGTGGCACATGGAAATAGTATAATACCGCATAGTCTTCCAAACAAATTCATTGCTACACGTGAAGAAACTGAACATAATCTAAAAACTATACAACAGTATAGTGATATGATATTAAACTATACTGACATGGATTTTGATCAAACAATATACTATGAAGATTTATCTGGTGATCCAACTAAAGATCAAATGCTGTTTCCGATGCTTGCTAAAAGTCCAGTAGAAAATTTAACCGTAAAGATTGTCAAGCGCGGAAATTACAGTGATAGTATAGAAAATTATGAACAAGTACTAGAGTGGATCAATCATAAATGAATGGGTCTTCATCCATCATCTCTTGAACCTTTTTTCTAAATCTACGTTTACGTTTCCACTCATTGATAAATCTAAACGGATTGAATAATATGTTAATATAATTCCTCATAAATATATTTATGGCAAGTTTACTTAACTTTGGCGGCAGTCATGCTATTGGTTGGAATGGTGATGGTATTGTATACAGTGATATAATCTCCCAAAAACTAAATTTAGAAAGACACGACTTTGCCACCGCAGGTGCATCTATAAATTATGTTATCATGAGACTGTTGATTGAATTTGAAAACATCAGCAGTGATGATGTCGTTGTAATTCAAATTCCAGCTAAAGCAAGTAAGACGCAGCATGTGGATGTAAGAGATGCAGCGCATAAAATTATTAACTATGTTGGCATGACACAATTGAGTTTACAAAATAAAAATGAAGACGACTTCATTTATGGATTAAAGTTTTACAAGAGCACGATAACAAATGAAGTTAATGATAGTCTACATTGGCATCAACAATATCTCATGCTTGACAATTATTTGTCAAAGTTGCCTTGTAGATATTTTGCTTTTATAGATGAACCTATCTATTATCCAGAAACCAATTTGGGTTATATGAAAGATTTATGTAATATTAAAACAGAAAATATATATAACAAAAGTTTTAAAGATTATGCACATAGTCTTGATATTCCCAAAGAACAAAAATTTGGTAAACTTGAAGATGGTAGGCTAGACCCCGGGCACTTTACAGGATCAGTACATACTCCTTGGGCAGAAATTATCATGGAGAATTTATGATTTACATTTTTGGGGATAGTTTTAGCGCATGGCAGAGCGGATGGCCTGATTATATCAGTGGTAAAACATTTGGTAGTAGGGGTAGTAGTGAATATAGAATATGGCGATCTTATCAAGAGAATAGGCACGTAATTTCACAAGATGACCGAGTTATTTTTTGTCATACACACTACAGTAGAGTATTCTTAAAGGACAGTGTAAAAAGTATGAAAAGTAGACTTATTGATACGCATAGATACTGTGATATACTGTTTGGGGATGTTAATGATAAAGCAGACGAGTTTGTTGAAGTATTAGAAAAAATATGGGATGACGAATACTTTGTTTATCAGTATGAAAAAATATTAGAGGATTGTCGTAGCATACCAAATAGCACACATATTACTTTCTTTCCAAAATTGGCAAAAAAATATAATATCATAAATATGAGTAATATATATAATAGTAACAAGGGTGAGCGGTGGCAGAATCATATGACTTTACAAGGTAATAAAATTGTAGCAAAGGAGTTAATAAATGTTTTTTAATAAAACAAACAATAATGAATTATTTTTTGATCCAAAGTATCCAAATAGACTTGGTGCTGACGCAGGGTTTGGATGTAGTGCTACTTGGGGTGAGGGCGTAGAGATAGGTCAGGATTGGTGTAACCTATTAAATTTGTATAATGGTGGACAACCAGGAAGCAGTAATGATCGTATATGTAGACTTGCTATTGAATATATTAATCAATACTCACCAAATAGAATTTATGTACTATGGACATTAAAAGAACGTAGAGAATTTATTGATGAAAATAATCAACCACTGAGATTTAATCCAACGCATAAACCAAACCAAAACAAGTTCTGGCACAAGAGTATGGTAATGTTAGGGAATGAAAAATTTGACAACTATAACTATATCAAAAACAAAACTATGCTTGAAGCATATTGTGGATGGAAAGGTGTTGAACTTTATCAACTTGATATGGAAAAATTCCCATTTCACAAGTACCCATTAGGCAGTGATGGAATGCACCCGGGAAAAGATTGGCACATTAATATAGCAAAGGAATTTTATAATGCCTAGAAGAACAGGATGGAAAGGTAACTTTGATAGAGTTGAAAAATGGATGAGAGATGTCCACAGTGAAGGTGGTGCAATATTCAGTGCTGATTTTACAAAGCACTATGAAGATAATTTTATTGTCAATGGGTTGAGTGAACAACTTAGAATAGCACTGAACAGATTGAGAAGCTGTGATGAGAAAACAATACGTGAATTTCAGCAACTTGACCCCAATTGTGATCATTCTTTGAGATTTGGTCCTAAGTATGGTATGTTGGAACGATCAACACATATGATATATATTTTACAGATACCCAATATATTGTATAGGCCAATTGTCAGATATAACCATAACCGTAAGCATCTACGATTAGTCAATGGAAGTGCTAGGGTTCTTAACCTGTATCATAGAAAAAATAAAATACCTGTTATGTATAATCACTATGGAGATAGCCCATTTATTCCATTGGAAAATATGAAAGTATTAAACACTGCCCAAGAAGTATTTTCTGAGTGTTTAATTAACGGTGGTGATTATGATGAAGAATTTGGTATAAGCAGAGCAGGTAGAGAACCAGAACAACGTTTTGAATATTTAAACTTTTCTTGCGCTGGAAAATTAAACTTGGAATGTCAAATAGAATGGCAAAAAAACTCAGTTGATTATTGGAATCTTTTACGTCAATTTAGTGATGAGATTGAAGCAACAATAGCACTGACGAGTGGTAGTATAGAAAAAGATTTTAAGGAGTGGTAATATGAGCTGGGTAGCAATGACAATGTACAAGATGTACAGTAGTAGATGTCCAAATAAACATCATCGTGAATTTTATAATGGTGAAACTTTAGTAGACATTAAATTAGAACAGTTTCTTCGCAGTGGCGCCGATCATGTATATGTTAGTACAAATGACCCAGATGTAAGAAACACAGATCATATTACTTATATTCAACGTGAAGAACAATTGTGTGATGAACAAAATGGACCACCATGGCCAATTGTTATGAAGCATATATATGAAAGTTTGCCAGTGAGCGATGATACCTTAGTCAACTATAGCAATACTATGGTTCCACTATTTGATCGATATAACGAGATGTATCAACGTTATACTGAAACTGGAAACAATCAACTAGTAGTTCACCCCCATAAACACTTTTATATGAATCATGACAAAATAGGTATTAACTTTATGCCTGGTCATTATCATGCCTATAGTCAAGAACTTAACCCAGTTTATCAATTACCATGGGCAGGTATATTAGCACCACTAGGTGACACAAAGGCAGTCGATGGTTATCCCATTCCTAGAAAATTTGATTACTTTACGTGCTCAATGAGTGAACATATAGATATTGATACGGAGGAAGAATTTGAGTTAGCACAATTAATGTATAAATGGAAATTATCTAAATGAGTTTAGTGAAAACGTTCTATGATATTTTGCCATTCAATAAATCAGATGATGATAGTTTACGGAAACAAATTAATAAATCAAATACTCCTTGGAAGTCTTTGGACACAGCAGTATCAAATAGCAATACCGTACTAGAATTAGGTTGTGGGCAAGGGTGGTTGAGTAATCGCATTGCCAATAATTATTCAGTAGAAGTAACTGGAATAGATTTAATAAAAGAAAATATAGATAGAGCAAAAGGTTATAACATACCCAATACTAGTTTTAATCAAGAAGATATACTTCAAACAACTAGAACTGCTGACACTGTTGTTAGTATTGGAGTATTGCATCATATACCAGATCACGATATAAGTTTTTTATTGGAGCAAGCAATACTTAAATCAAACCAATATTGTTTTATGGGACTATATCATACTTCTAGTAGAAGAGCAATGTTTGATTTTTATGATAAATATCCAAAGCATAAACAATATAAATTATTTAAAAAAATGACTCCTTGGATAAAAGATGAAACCCAAAGAAAAAGTTGGTTCAGAGATCAATTGAGGCACCCATATGAAGTTACTATTGATCTAAGTGTATTACAAGCGGCAGCATTGTCAACTGGTAGAAAATTAACTTGGTGTAACTTTGATAATGATGATCAATATGATATTACTATGAGTAAACTAAAATCATACGAATTTATTCCTGGATTTGTTTATGCTATGTTTGAGGAAGAAAAATGAAATTTATTAAAAACTTAATTGAACGTATACGCGGTGAAATACAATATAGAAAAAATCTAAAGCGTATGAAAGACAAGGACCCTTTCTTATATGATTAATTTATTGGCGTCACACACTGTACTAGAAGTCTGGTTAGATAGTGATGATTCGTACGGCATATGCAGCGATGTTTACCGTCCATGACGCATTTATTTCAACATGGGGTTATATGGGATGCTGGCGCTGGAGGAAATCATTTAATAAGTTATTTGCTTCCTAAATCCAATACTGAGTATCTAGAATACATTAACGAGTATGTGACTAGTGATGACATAAAATATCATGTTCGTCCAACCATGAATGAAATAAAGCCAAACCAATCTATATTAGCTTCACATAACATTCCTATAAAGTTTTTTGAGACACAAGATGTAATGGTAAATGAAATGGCAATTATATTACCAAACTGGTTTAGTTGTTTTATGCTAGAAGCAAAGCGCATGTTTAATGTTAGTCGCACCATTGGAGAAACATCTTGGTTGTTACAACGAGCTGTTGAACTGGGAGAGGGAATGAATATGAGACTTCCGCCTCCATACATATCCAGTTTATGTGATCTATTAGAAAAAGAATATAATGGACTGGCAACAAGAATAGACGATCAGTGTATTAATTTTGTTTACTTGTATGGAATATACTTAAAAGCTAGGCGTCTGCCGCACACCAAGGCCAACATTTCCCAATTTGTAGAATCTGAGTTACTGTCTCACTTACATGATGACACCAACTTAATGTATATGTTAGAAAGATGGTTTAACTCAGCAAGCCAATTAGCTGACATGGGAAAAGTTAACAAACTAAAATTATATCATTACGAGGAAATTTTTCTAGGACTAACTTTGCCATTTGCACAAGTGACTAAACCTGAACTGGCAAACTACAGTTTAAAAAATATAGGACTGGCACAATTGGTGGCAAGTATGACAAAAAATAAAGATTTGGACCAGTATTTAAATCGTGCAACCAATGTTATTTTTAGCAATTTAGTATAACCATGAAAATATTAGTACTAACAAATGAATATCAAGCGTACAGCAAGGAGCATAAATACGATTATAGAATACTTCCTGGTGGTGGATATATAAATTATGCAGGTATTTTAAATCAACTTGATTTGTCACAATACGACGCAGTGTTTATGAATACACCCACTAAAATTTCCAGTTTACTTTTAACAAATGGTGTGTTAGAATGGAAACAAGAAGCCGGCCAACCAAATGAGAAGATCTATATACACAATAAAAATAATTTATTGTTTACAACTGATTTGGAGTCAGCCGCACAAAATAAGTTCTTTAACAGGACACTGGCACAATATAATTTGGCATTGAAAAGAAATCATTGGCAGTTGTTGAAAGATGTTTCTAATAGCTTGGAATTTTCATTAATTGATCAAGCTGGAAAATTATTGTGTGATGAAATATTAAGAAAAGCAAATATGCTATACATAAACTTAGAGAAAAAAAATGATTAGATGGGGTATAACTGCCGGCGCACATGACGCAAGTCTCACAGTTGTCGAAGGTGACGAAATTTTATTTGCTGGTCACGCTGAAAGATATAGCGGTGTAAAAAATGACAAGTGGTTAAATCAAGACCTGGTTGATGCTGCATTGGAATTTGGTGAACCAAGAATCACACATTGGTATGAAAATACTGTTTTAAAACGTATGAGACAAGTTTGGTCTAAACAATATCACACGGCGTGGTCTAAGCCATCACCAGGTAAGCAATTATTAGATGTGAACATCGTATCTCGACAATATCTGCCTGGTGATGATGCTGATTTTGTTATTGAATCCACTGTACTTGATCAAGTAAAACATCATCATAGTCACGCAGCAGCTGGTTATTATACTGGCCCGTTTACCGACGCGGCGGTATTAGTGGTGGACAGCATTGGTGAATTTGAGACATTATCCATATGGCATGGTAAAGGCAAAAAATTAAAAAGAAAGTTCAGTCAAGGATATCCGCACAGCATTGGATTATGGTACAGTGCTATGACACAGCGCATTGGACTTAAACCCAACGAAGATGAATATATACTTATGGGTTGGGCAGCACTGGGCGACCCAGAAAAATACAAGCAAAAAATATATGAAGACTTCTTTAAGCCATTGCGCCCGGGCAGCGCAAAGGTAAAGTTTAAACACAATCTGCATCGTGGATGCATGTGGTGGGCACCAGAGCTGAACACAGTTCAAGATTACGCAGACATTGCAGCAAGTACACAGGCCGTTTATGAAATGGTGTTTGAACACCTTGTAAAAGAAACGCAGCGACTAGTGCCCAGTAAAAATCTTGTGGTTATGGGAGGCTGTGCTTTGAACTGTGTAGCTAATAGTATTGCACATCGTTACTACGATGGTAATGTTTGGATCATGCCCAATCCAGGCGACGCTGGTAGTAGCCTTGGTGCTATTTTAGCCGCCCGCAAAGATTTTATTGAATGGAAAGGGCCTTACTTGGGATACAATATCTCCGGCCAGTATCCAGTAAAAGGTTTGTTACATGAACTAGAAAACACCAGACTAGTGGGTGTAGCAAACGGCAAGGCAGAGTTCGGTCCACGTGCATTGGGCAACCGCAGCTTGTTTGCAGATCCTAGAGGCGATGATATAAAGGATTTAGTCAACACAGTAAAACGTAGACAGGAATTCCGGCCATTCGCTCCTATGGTATTAGCAGAACACGCTAGTGAGTATTTTGATGGCGCAGTTGGTCCTTATATGCAGTATACAAGTGTATGTAAGCGCCCAGACCTATTTCCAGCAATTGCGCATATAGATAACACCAGTCGTGTACAGACTGTTACTAAACAAGACCACCCAGGATTGCATCAGCTTATGGTTGAATGGCATGCAAAAACAGGATGTCCTATCATATTAAACACAAGTTTAAATATCAAAGGCAAGCCTATGGTAAATACAGAAGAAGATGCAGCCGAATGGACTAGCATGTATGGAGTAAAGGTATACACACATGATTAATAGATTTGATGTACATGGCTACACACAAGAAGCAATGTCTGATAGTTGTGTAGATGTTAAAAGACAAGTAGACAGAGGACTTCATCCATTTTTAGCTGACGCACTCTCATCTGTAGATAAATTAACAAAGTCAAGACAGCAACAATTAAGTTTGTGTGAGCTTGGAATAGGCGGAGGCGGAGCTCATGACATGATGTTTAAGTTTTCCGAAGATACACACATAATGGGTGTAGACTTATTTCATAAAGATCATTTAGAACATTATAAAACTGTAGGCAACAGAAGACATTTTATAGAGAACCATGAACGATTAGCAAAGGCTCAAGACTTATCATTGAGACGTTTTTCTGAAACACATAGAGCCGATTGGCAACTGCCAAATAGAAAAGAATCATTGTTTCATGGAATGGATGCATATCAAATATCAACAGCAAAGCATTTAGTAAAAGTAAATGGTGCTAAGTTAGATTATGTAAATGATGATGCATCACCTTACTTGGGAGCATTAAATGGATTAATGGATGCTTATAAAGATTCAATAAGTGACAAAGGAATATTAATATCAACAGGACCCTTTGGTAATGGAACAGCAGAAGCATACAGTCGTTGGGAAAGCGGACAATACTTAAAAGATTGTCAAGTACTTGCTGAACAAGGCTTTGTGATATTTGATATGACTGAATACAGACATCACCGTAAAGCAGATGCACACCCAACAAGGTACATACTATCGTATCTTGCAGCCTGGGCTCCAGATTTTAACAACTACAACAATTTGTTTGTTAAATACGAACATAACATTATAAACGGCAAGGACAATTGGAAATGATTAATTGGATTAAAGGCAAAATTGCTGAATACAAACGTAAAAAAATGATTAAGAAAAAGTTAAAAGAACTAAAAGATCAAGACCCCTACATTTACGAATAGGAAAAAAAATGAAAATTTTAATATTTGGTTTGCCCGGCAGTGGCAAAACCACTCTTGCTCGTCCCTTTGCTGAGATGATTGGCGCAGTACATTTGAATGCAGATGAAATCAGGGCTGAATACGACGACTGGGACTTTACATTGGATGGACGTCAACGACAGGCACAGCGTATGCGACACTTAGCAGATGGTGTCGTCAAAGCAGGAAGAATTGCAGTAGCTGACTTTATATGTCCTACCAGTGCAGCCAGGCTGGAGTTTGATGCAGACTATAAGGTGTGGATGGATACCATCAAAGAAGGCAGGTTCGCGGACACTAATCGTATATTTGAAGAACCTCCCAAATCTGGTATTGATTACCACGTAAGTGACTGGTTTGATGACACGCACAGTACATTAATGGAAGTAGTTAATAACTACATGGAGAGAAATAAATGAGTTTCGATTGGCAAAAACCCACAGCACAGATGCTAGGGCGCTGGCAGCCGTGGCACGATGGCCACACTGCATTATTCAAAAAAGCACTTGACGAAACCGGCCAAGTGTGTATAATGATTAGAGACGTAGGTGGGATAGTCGGACAGGATGCAGGCGCTGGGCGCACAGCAAAGCAAGATGATAACCCATTTGATTATGATACTGTTGTGAAAAATATTAAAGATGGACTCACTGACTATGCAACTTACGGTGTTGAGTATATGATTATGAAAGTGCCTAACATCGTTGATATCAGCTATGGCCGCGGAGTAGGTTATACATTCACAGAACATGATTTAGGCCAAGAAATACACAATATTAGTGCCACAAAAATACGCAAACAACTAAGAGAAGATGGCAAACTTGAATGAAACGTAAATTACTAGACAACACTGAGGCACCGGAATTTGATATGGCAATTACGCTTAAAGTAATAACAAAATGTCCGGAAAAATATAAATTACTTGACATGGAAACTGGTCAAGTGTATATTGGAAATGTACCTACTGAGGATAATCCTCATTATTGGAAAAGACAAGACTAATGAATACAAAGATATTTAATAAACTACAGGAACTTCTAGTGTCATCTCCACAGTTGATTGATGATAATAATGCATTGCGACAGGCAATTAATGTGACCTTTGGTGTTGATATTGAATTAAGTAATACTGACCTTGTATCGATAACCGATGCAATTGATGATGAGGTATTGTGTAATTATTTTAGTAAAGTATGGCAACCAAAAACAAAAAAATACAAATATAGTGGACTTGCTATCATTGATGAAATTAATAATCTAAAGCCACGTAGTGTATTGGATCTCGGTTGCGGTTATAATGAGTTTAAAGGTAAAATACATAATTTGGTGGGAATTGATGCATACAATAGTCGTGCAGATATAAATTGTCATATTCTAGAGTATAATCCGGGCAATAAATTTGACGCTGTCATCTGCCTAGGTAGTATTAATTTTGGATCAGTAGATAAAATATATAGTGAATTAAAAAAAGCAATCAGTTTAACTAACACTGGCGGGTTTTTATTTTTTCGAGTTAACCCAGGCAAACAACATGATGCGCTGGAATCGCAATGGATTGATTTCTTTGATTGGAACCCGACATTTATTCTAAATGCTGCTAATCAACTCAATTGTGAAGTAATTGCACTGTCAGAGGATGGCGGAAATCGACTTTACTTTGTGTTAAAAGTTAAATAGATAAATAATAATGATAGCGTAGATTACGTTATTATTCCATAGTCATATAGTTTTTAAGCCTTGCAGAATGCACAACTTCAAAAACTTTTTAATGCTCGCAAATATCTTTGCGGGTTTTTTCTATGGCTATATTAAAAATAATATACGAAGAGGTATAAAAATGTTTGAAACATATATTGCATGCTTATTACTGGGAGTAGTTTACGGATTTTTCGTGGGGCTTATTCCAGTTGCTGGCGCCACCACTGGACTAATTGCTGTATATGCATTTGTGGGTTATTTTGAAGATCCATATATGTTGGTTGTGTTTACAACTGCAATTGTAGTTACTAGCAGTATTGGCGACAGTTTTTGTGGTGTTGTAATGAATGTTCCAGGTGCTGGCGGCGCCGCCGCAACAATGATTGATGGCTTTCCGATGTCGAGAAGAGGAGAGGCTGCTAGAGCACTAAGTGCAGCTATTAGTACAAGCTGGGTTAATGGCCTAATCTGGGGGTTGTTGGTATTTTTATTCCTTCCTTGGTATACAAAGATCGTACTGTACTTCGGCACCAAGGAAATGTTTGCTTTCTTAATTTTTGCAATGACTTGCGTAGTTTTTATAAGTAGCAAATATTGGTTCCGAGGTGCAGTTGCACTAGTACTAGGCGTTTTGGTTGGGCACATTGGTATGGATCCAGAAACCGCCGCACCTCGCTGGACAATGGATATTGATTACCTAGGGGATGGAATTCAAATGATTCCTGTTATGGCTGGTGTACTAGCCTTCCCTGAGTTAATAGGCGCCTACTTTATGAAAGCAGAAAAAATTCACCTAGATGACAAAGAGATAAAATCACAATTGTGGCAAGGCGTTAAAGATAGTTGGAAGTATAAATGGGACGGCTTGCGCGGCGGATTTATTGGCGGATTTATTGGATTGATACCAGGAATCGGCGGCAATATTGCAGACTGGTTTGCGTATAGCCAAACAGTAGCGGCTAGTGGAAAAGACGGAGAAAGTATCGGAAAAGGCAATGTGCGTGGGGTTATTGGTTGTGAAGGCGCTAATAATGCACAAAAAGCCACCAGTTATGTTCCCACTATTCTTTTTGGTATTCCAGGAGCACCTTTTGAAGTTATTGTGATGGGCCTTCTCATGTATGTTGGATTAGAACTCGGGACACCAACTGTATTGGCTGATGGTGTATTTTTTGATCATCTACTCAGCAGTTACTTGTGGAGTTTGATTATCATTTTGCCTGTTTCATATCTTTTTATCAAGTACGCAGTGCGTATTACTAATGTACCTTTCCAGTGGTACTTCTGGCCAATTTTGGTCAGTTTAATCTGGAGTTGCACACAGTACACTGGATATATTGAAGATTATCTTATGTTTGCTGTGTGTTGTTTGGTTGGTCTTGGCCTGAAGTGGGGAAAATTTAGCCGAGTAAGTTTCTTAATTGGTTTTATTCTCAGCGCACGCCTAGAAAAAAGCTATTTGCAGTTTACTGGACTTTACGAATGGTCTGACCTTTTAACCAATTGGTTACCAGCCACCTTCCTTGTACTAGCAGTACTTGCTGGTATCTGGGGATTATTTTTTAACAAAGCTAAAATTGACTTTGTATAAAGTATTAATAATATCGTAACATAGAATTATGTTACTGTAACACAGAGTTGTGTTAACGAACATCCAAGATGTAAGCATTATATAGCAGAGTTGCTGTATGTACTAGGTGCTTATCATCTATCATATGATAGATGACTTTTTAAATGTCCATATAAATGGACATTCACTTAAATCATCGTAAATGGAGAAAAAAAATGATGAACTTTAAAACACTAGTAGCAGGTGCTTTAGCATCTGTAATGATGGCTGGTTCTGCAATGGCAGACTATACATTTATCGTTCCACAGAAACCAGGCTCTGGTACATCTGTTTGGACATCAATCGTCGCAGGCGAGCTTGAAAAGCACCTAGGCGAGAAAATTAAAATTGTACACATTCCGGGTGCAAACGATATTCCTGGCTTTAACAAGTTTCATAACGACTTGCAGTCAGACGACAAAACTGTAATGGTATCACACGGCGGTAACGGCGTATCATACCTTGTAGATGACGTAGATTACGACTACTACCAGTACGATCCAATTGGCATGATGAACTTGACAATCATCAACGGCCACCAGAAAGATTTTGATCCATACACTGGTGAGATCTTGTTCTCGGCAGGTTCTGGTATGAACCCAGACATGATGGCACACATCTTGCTTAAAGGCGGTCCAGGTTTAACAATGGCACAGGGTGCTGAAATCTTTGATTCACAGTACAAGTATATCAAAGGCATGTCCGGCGGTGAACGTCGTTTGTCATATCAACGTGGTGAACTTAACGTAACACGTGAGTCAACCGCTGCATACAACAAGTACTATACTGATGCGCCCTATTCAAAAGTATGGTTCTCACAAGGTGTATTTAACTTGGAAACAGGTGAAATTGATGCAGATCCAAACTGGCCAAATCAGTCAATTCACGAAGTGTTTGAAGCTAAATGGGGCGTAGCACCAAGTGGCGAATTTTGGGATGCATTTGAACTAGCGGGTAACTTCCGTGACGTAATGCAAAAAGCATTGTGGACACGTGCAGGTAACCCAAACACACCAGCACTTGTTGCAGCATTCCGTGCAATGGCAGCTGATCCAGAATCAATGGCTAAAATTTATCAGAAGACTGGCAAGTATGACTGGATCATCGGTAACGATATGAAAGACGCACTGGACATTCTACGTGGTCAGATTCAACGTGAGACGCTAACAAACTTGGTAGGTTTCCTACAGCACACAGGTAAGGCAGCTATCTTTAAAGAAGGCGTTATCCCGCAGTAAGGGATTAACCAATTAGATAATAACAGGGGCAGTGGAAACACTGCCCTTTTTTAGTTGATAAATATATTGACATTACACAAAAAGGCACTATAATTAAAACATGAGCAGATTATTGATCATAACTGGCCCACAAGGTTCAGGCAACCATCTATTCAGTAAAATATTTGCATTACATGAAGATGTATTTGGTTGGAAAAATCTTCTTAATACATATTGGGAAGGGCATCACCATGAGCCGTTTGCTGATTGTTGGAGAAATCCAGAGCTATTGCATTCTTTTGATTGGAAGCAAAGTGATTATTATGTAACTAGTATTAGTTGTCCTTTTATCTCAGACGGCGTACCAGTTGTTCCTAATTATAAAAAATTTATAGACATAGCAAATGTTTATACTGATATTGATATCGCTATTATAGGACGAGATCAAAATATACTGGAAAAGCAACAGACTAGAGTACGTGGCACCCACAGTACTCCGATTGCGTTGGAATTTTTCGATAAGATTATGGAAGAACACAATGTAAACTTCCTGAGTCAGGAATTACTTTACTTGTATAAAAGTAGATACATGGAAAAGGTGTCTACTGACTTGGAATGGCCAGTGGCATATTGGGATCCAGAAATAGATGAAATATTAAAAGCTGATGCTAATAAAAAATACATCAAGGATGTACATGAGTATTGGTTAGATTTTGAAGTCCATAGAGCCACCAGGGAAAGCTAACCCTGTAAACTCGTCCCACTCATTTAACCAAATTTCCTCATAATCTTGCCCCCACACGCCGTTAAATGGGCCGCCATTGGTGAAGTGTATACCGCGTGGAATGTGGTAGTCATCAAACTCGTGGTCTCCTACTAAGAAATTCCAATCAGGTGCCAATCCTCCTATATTGTGGTCACTACACCATTCAAATCGGTGTAACCATTGTGGTGTCTGATTACTTACGCTGAACGGATTTAATTTCTTGCATGCTGGATGCTCATTGTTGAACAACATGAGACTGCTCCAATTTTTGCGTGGGAATGATAGCTGCTGTTCTCCATGAAATTTTGTGTCCATAGATGGAACATATTCTGGCTGCTTAACAACATACACTGCACGGTTGTTCATTTCCTGATCCCACATTATGTCATCCATAATAGATAAGATGTCATCAGTAAACACAAAATCACTATCACAAAAAAGACTCCATCCACTGTAGTTGCTCAAGTATGGCACCAAAAATCTAGTGTAGGTGAAATCAGTACTACTTGGGTCACCTTCGGGTCTATAATACACTTCATTTCTTATTAAAATGTCTTTTTTTAAATCTATAGTCTCGACATATCTTGACAAATGCTTCTGTATACTGTATCTGCAGATTTCACTTGCATCACGTTGCTTGTGGTCATATCCTATATAAACTTTCACAAGTAATGTCTCCCTATGCCTAAATTACTTCTTTTGCGATTAAAAAATGTTGACTTTTTGTCATCATTTTTCCACTTTGCGTCTATTAAACTTCTCGGACTATTTAATAGATGCACGGGCCACCATCCATCGTGCCGCCTAATAAAAGTAAATCTCCCCATTCGGAAGGTATCTTCGTCACTAAAATAGATTTGATCTAATAAAGTTTTGTCCATATCCATATTTTTGCGATGAACGCCATCACGGTAGCTTAGGTGCTTCACAGTTAAATTTAACTCATCTTTTAAGTTTCCGTATTTTTTTAATCCCAACAAAGTGCCTTCAGCAAACGGAGTCATGTGTTCATTATCACATTGAAACCCGTCTTTGGTGAATGTTACATCGTTAGCTTCTAGAACGAACGTTGGATGGTCAGCATGTTGAAATATTCCCAAAAATTCCTCAGCAGTCTGTATTTCACGATTGGGAACAGTCCATATCCACGGACTATTGTCTAGCATTGGGTACCAAATATAAAATCCGTGTATTTTATCTAATTGTTGCAAGTATGTTATAACAAATTTCTTGTCGCTACCAGGATGGCATTGATATTCTCTACCACTTTGTAGTAACTGTATTGGTGCTTTTTGTCCTTTTTCAGCAATATCGTTTGCCAGCCACAGCATCTTATATAAACGATAACACAGGTAAGTATCACCGTCTTCTGGAACCCATGTGTTCTCAGTAGTGTTCCTAAACCATTCAATTCGTTCTGGATCTAATTTTTGGTACTCGTCTATATAATCACTCATTACTGAACGCATACCAGTGCCATTATGGTCACTAGTATCAAAATTAAGTAATGATAATATGTCGTTTCCATCAGCGGTAAATTCATAGACGTGTGCCATTGCAGTTTGATTGCACCAATGCCAAAATTCTTTAGCAATATCCAGGTTACGCTTTTTTGTCATGTTTAAAAACTCTCATATATTTTTGTTGACATTATCTGTATTGAGTAGTATACTGATAAATAACTGTGTAGTTAATGATATTTATGCCTTTACTATGCTACCCAAATAAGGAAATTACATGCTAGATGTTTTTATGCTAACTTTCGGTGAACCCGAAGCAAATGATAATTTTGAAATTTTAAAAAACTTCGCACCACATGCTAAACGTATAGATGGTGTAGAAGGATTGCTTAATGCACACCAAGCCTGTGCAGAAGAAAGCAAAACCCAGTATTTCTATGTCTGTGATGCTGATGCAGTTATCAGCGAAAATTTTGGATTTAAATTTACTCCAAGTGACAGGCGGGAAGCGTATCCAGGCGTGCCGGAGACTGAGTGTGTGTTCACCTACCGTAGCCATAATCCTATCAATGATTTGATTTATGGCTACGGTGCTGTGAAACTCTTTCCCAAGAAGAATCTTCTGGCAACCAAAGAATTCAAAGTAGACATGACTACTAGTATTGGTGCTAAGTTTAAGCCTAAGTTTGAAATCAGCAATACTACTCAATTTAATACTGATCCGTTTAATGCGTGGCGCAGCGCTTTTCGTGAGTGTACAAAACTATCAAGCAATATTATTGATCACAACAAACAAATTGACGACTCTTATCGTTTGGAAGTATGGTGTACACGAGGCGAAAACAGGCGCTATGGCGAGTATGCTATACTTGGTGCGCAACAAGGTCGCGACTTTGGTACACATTACAGAAATAATACAGATGCATTGAGAAAAATCAATGATTGGAATTGGCTAAAGGAAAAATTTAATGAAGCTCTCTGAATTTCAAGAAACATATCACTGGATGAACGGTCTAAGTGAATACTTTAAATATACTGGCCAGCATGAACGTTGGGAGGAAATTCACAAAGCACTGTACCATGACAATTGGTATCGCAAGCGTGATGTTATACTTGAGTTGTGTAGTATGCGAAACAGTAACCCAGTGCATGTTAAATCCTGGATGAATGTATTGTTGCATGATAAGCTGGAAGATTTCGAGATTAAACCACAGTTGCTGGCTACTCTCTTTCGCAAGTATATGAAAGAAGACGAATTTTTGGTGAATGTGTGTAAGTTTATTAATTATTGGAGTGGAGAGAATGGCGAAGCAGCTGACATGCCAGACATTAATGATTTCCTTTCCAGAGGACAAGTTAGAAGTAAACTGTGGATGGTTTCCGAATTAGCAAACATTATCGACGGACCACTGGGTAATATTGTATTTTATGGTGGTTGGTATAATTTCCTTGCTCACTTCCTTTTCAATCAGTTCGACGTATCAAAAATATACAGCTTAGATATTGATGACAAAGTAGCGGTGCCCAGTAAAAGGCTATACCCTAGCCAAGTAGCATCAAATAGATTTATTCCAGTAACAACAGATGTAAATAAAATAAATTGGGATAATAAAACACTTAGATACACAGATTATGATTTGAGAGATCAACAAATTAATCGTTGGATGGAAAAGCAAGAAAGTGCATTAATAAATAAAAGACAAGAACTAATTGATAAGTGGATTAATGAAAACGAGGAAAACATTAAACAAGGCGTTGTAGACAAAGGTTCAGTTATTGAAAAAATAAGTGAAGATTTACGCACAGAAATGTTTAAAGACAAAGATGAGTTACTTGAAAATAAGTTTGGTTGGGTAGAATTAGATAATATCAATTGTGTAATTAATACAAGTTGTGAACACATGGATAACACATGGTTTGAAAACTTACCAAGTGGTACGTTTGTTGTGCTACAAACTAATGATTATTTTTCAAATCCACAGCATAGTAATTGTTGTAAAGATTTAGAAGAAGTAAAAAGTAAATACCCAATGCAAAGTATCTCTTATGAAGGTGAATTAGACACTCACTTATATAATAGGTTTATGCTGATTGGCATTAAATAATGCCGCATGACCTGGGATTAGAAGGGCTAGTGGAATTTGTTGTTAGCGAACATTCAGTTTACACTGAAGGAGAGACATTTCCGGTTTGGGATTGTATTGCTAGATTGGTAACAGGACTACATGATAAATATAATTTAACTTATATAAAAGATTATTCGATTGACGAAAGCTATATTAATAGGTCAGGTAGCCGAATACTTGTTATGAGATTTATCAAACCCGAAGATGCCATGCTGGTAACACTTGGCGGTATAGACAAGGTAGAAGACGATGGATGAAGAAATAGAAATGACAATGGACGTATTTGATGAGTATTTAGATTCTCTCAGTGTGCGTGAATTACAAAAAGAATCTGCTCGTGCTATCACAACCATGAAAGCAGATAACAACAGTATATATAAGTTTAACAAAGTTGCATACCACAACAGTCATTTGTGGTACAAGGCAGTGATCAAGCACTATGTAATGGAACATGGCGGAATGCCCAGCGAAATCGGACCAGGAACAGAAGTGAGTTTCGTACTAGATGATGCTTAATTTTATATTAGTAAATGCAACATATGTTGCATATAGATTGCTAATCAGCGCCCACCTTGTTAAGTTCTTCAACCGTTATGTGAATTACTATTGGGCGGTTCTTATCATGAGCCAATTCAGCTTTGCGTGGGACAATGGGGTGTTTGCTTATCTTTATTCAGCGCAAGAATTGCCGAGATTAATAGAGTTAATCTACGCAGACATATTGTACACAGTTAGAGTATTTGTTGCTTGGATTGTTATTAAATGGATCTGGAATAGACTACAGAATTATTACTTAGCGGTGTTTATTGGTGCAGAAATGACCTTTGCTGTTGATTACTTTATTTTTGGAGGAGTATATTAATGTATAATTATAACGAAATCACCGAATTACACCTGGAAGTAACACAGCGATGCAATGCTGCTTGTCCAATGTGTGATCGTAACGAAAACGGTGGCGCTGTCAACCAACACATACGTGGAAATGAACAAGAATTATCACTACAGGACTGTATGGATATCTTCCCTCCAGAATTTATTAAACAGCTCAACGTGATGTATATGTGTGGTAACCTAGGTGATCCCATCAGTGCCACTGATACACTAGAGATTATGGAGTACTTTAGAAAACATAATCCCAATATTTGGCTCAGTATGAACACCAATGCTGGCGCCAGAGACACTGAATGGTGGACACGTTTAGCAGAAGTTATCGGACGCCAAGGTGCAGTCATCTTTAGTGTTGATGGTCTCGAAAACACAAATCACCTGTATAGACAGAATGTACGTTGGGAGTTTGTTGAGAGAAATATGAAAGCATTTATTGCAGCAGGCGGCAGAGCCCGGTGGGATTATATTATCTTTGAACACAGTGAATGTGATGTAGAACGTGCAGAACAGCTTGCAAAAGAATGGGGCTGTGAAAAATTTATGAAGAAAAAAACTGGGCGTTTCTTTAGCAGTGCTAAAAACAAAGGCAAAGAGTCTCACCAAGCAGTAAACAGAAAAGGCGCTGAAACAACAACACTTGCAAAACCTAAAAAATTAGAGCATCAGAATTTGGCATTGGCCAAAGAGGCTGAATTAGAAAAAACATACGGCAGTATGATGGACTACTATAACCAAGCCACTATTAGTTGTAAAGTAGCGCAGCCAGATAAAAATAAAAGCATGTTTGTAACAGCAGAGGGATTAATTATGCCGTGTTGTTGGACAGCGGGCCGGATGTATAAATGGTGGCAAGCAGATCCAAAAGTGGAACAAATTTGGGACTTTATTGACAGAGCTGGCGGGAAAGAAGGTATTAATGCAAAACTATTTGGTATAAAAGGTGTCTTTGATAGTGGCATTATGCAAGACATTCAACGTAGTTGGAAACTTGAAAGTATCAAAGCTGGTAAACTAGGTGTTTGTGCGCAAAAGTGTGGCACAGAGTTTGACCCATTCTCGGAGCAATTTAAATAATGGAATATTCAGACGTATTAAAAGCAAGAAGCACTACCTTTAGTTGGAAGACGGATCAAGTGCCAGTGGAAATTATACAAGAGGTATGCGAGGAAGTTTACAATTATGCTCCTAGTAAAAACAGAAAAATACCTTATGTAGTAGATATTATTGACAACACTGATCCTGAAATGAGAAAACAGATTCACACAATGTGTCATAGAAATACAGATCATAATATGATGATCGATAAAGGTAATCCGCAAGTACTAGCACCTACTCTTTTGGCATTCAGCACACGTGATGTTGTTTATGAAGAAACTAAATTTCAAACAATTGAACAACGCCCAGGAATTGGAATTGCCAATACTGACAATATAGAAATTGGTATCGCCGCAGTATCATTTATCTACGGCTTTACTGCTCGAGGAATTGACACTGGATTATGCCAGTGTATTCGAGATGCAGAAGGCATGGCAAAATTAATCGGTGCAGACCGAAGAACTAATTTGTTCATTGGAATCGGATATCGTGAACCACATCCACTTTATATTGACCCTAGGACAGATAGAAGTAGACGTATTCCGTATGCTTATGGAGAAAATCCATATCCTAGACCAGCATTTGAGGACGTCTACAAAATAAGAGTAAAATAATGTATTTTAATTTCAAAAAATACTTGACTTTAACTTCAATTCATCGTATTATGAATACATAACAACAATCAAACCCTAAGGAGACTCTATAAATGAGTACTATTAAAGACGTAGTTCAAGACGTAGTTAAAATGACTGCGAGCTTGGGCATCGTAAACTTTGTTAAAGTAGAAGGTGATGCTTCTACTACCAAGTTCGATGCAGTAGACACAGAGCGCACTGTGATTATCAAAGCGAAACTACACAATGCACTTCCAGAATTTTCTGGTGTGTTTGGATTTGGCAACTTGGCGTTCTTGAACGGCATTAGCGGCATCCGCACATACAAAGAAGATGGCGCGACTGTAGAAATGGTAATGCAGGAAAAAGATGGTGCAACAACACCACAAGCATTGCTATTCAAAGACACACAAGGCAATAACGACCGATATCGTCTAATGAATGAACGCCAGGTACTCAGTACATTTGAAAACATTGAATTTAACTCAATGCCAAACTGGGATATCACTGTTGAGCCTACAAAGCAAAAAGTAAGTGAGTTGCAGGAAATTGCTGGCATTTATGGTGGCATTGAACCCAACTTTAGCCTAAAGACACAAGATGGTAACCTAATCGTTACTGTTGGTGATACTGGTGGTAGTTTTGTTGGTAAGCGTACATTTGCTACTAATGTAACTGGTGAACTGGGCGAGGGCTTTAGTTGGCCACTTACACAATTCTTGAGTGTATTGAAGTTGGGCATGACAGCACAATGTACTTTGCACATCAGTGCAATGGGTGCGTTGCAAATTACAATCGACACTGGCATCGGCGAATATAACTATATCCTTCCAGCATTGTCGGTATAAAACATGTCAAACTTAACAGCTAGCAACAAAGATTATAGTGTGTTTTTGCCCAGCATTAGCACCTTCTATAACAATGTGCTTGCAAAATATCGTGAACAAGGCACAGACTTCATCCCTGATGAACGTGTGCCAGCAGGCTTTGAAAAAGGTTTGGAAGGCATGGACTTCCTCAAAGAGGATAGTTACTTTCCATACAAATGGGGGCTATACTCTGCAGGACATGCACAGTTAAATCTCGACAAAGCATATGTAAGCGATAACATGGTACAAGCACGTGATCGTGAAAAGACATTCATCCTAGGAGACTCAGGTGGGTTCCAGATCATTAAAGGTGTTATTAAGTGTGATTGGAAAAACTTTAAGACAGATGATAGTTTACGTGAAACTATTCTAAACTGGTTGGAGTATACAGCAGACTATTCAATGATTTTGGATATCCCAACATTGGCAGCTGAACCTACATTTACTGAGCGTACAGGCATTACTTCATTCAATGAATGTTTGGAATACACTGATTTTAATGTAAACTGGTTTAAAAAGCATCGTAAATTCCAAACAAAATATCTAAATGTTATGCAAGGACGTAATTGGGCAGAAGCAAATCATTGGTATCAAAGTATGAAGCACCATGATCTTGATGGCTTTGCTTTTGGTGGTAGCACCAAGAATGATATCAATATTGTATTGCGCACACTTATTCAAATGCGTGATGATAATCAGCTGGAGCGTGGAAAGCGTGACTTGTTGCACTATCTAGGAACAAGTAAACTGGAATGGGCAACTGCATTTACTGCTATTAAACGTGCATTACGTTCAACAGTTAATGAAGATATTGATGTTATGTTTGATTGTGCAAGTCCTTTTATTGCTACGGCAATGGGACAAGTGTACACACAGCACACACATCGTAATAACAAATTTGGTTATGTTATGGATAGTGCAGTAGATAGCAAAACATTAGCAGGTAGTGAGATTCCGTTCCCTTGGGGCGGCGCAGTTGGTGATCGTTTAACTATGGGGGATATTAATTGGTATCATCCAGGCATGTTGAACAAGAATGGCAAAGAAGGCAAGACTTCGTGGGATAGCCTCAGCTACTTCCTACAGATGGGTCACAATGTATATAGTCACATTGAAAGTGTCCAACGTGCTAATGCATTGACAGATGTTGCTACAACACAATTTAAAACTAGTCATCACGAATGGCGCAAAGTAAAGAATGGTAGTAAAGAGGATCAATTTGATCCTTGGGTACCACGTAATGCATTGTATATGTCTAACTTTATTGAAGAACTATTTAAAAGTGAAACACCAATGCAGATGTTAGACGAAGCTGGAGCAATGATGGCGGACTTTAACGGACAGAAGAGTCTTAAAACATCAAACAACTCGATGAGTGGACTCTTTAAAGTAAGTAAAATGCAGGATGATATCATCTCTGCAGATTACGACAATGAAGCTGCTGAACAAGCAAACACAATCTTAACAAATATGGAGGCCTAATTATGGCGAAAAAGATCAGACTAATTGATGAAGAAGGTACTACTACAACAACAACAGATACTAATACAACGGAAGTATCTGTGCCAGGACTAGATGGTGCGCAAATGATGAAATATGCGGAAGCAATTGATTGGAAACTTTGGGAAATCTTGAAGCTTCTTCGTGCGCAAGTTGGCGAGGACACGTAGACGATGGGTGTTCAAGTTTCACAGCGTCAAATTTGGGTAACCTTTCAACAAGAAGGGGTACACTTGTACCCAGCTGCAATTGATGACCCTTCCCTGGCCACAGGCGATTGGGATGACGTAAGTTTCTTAGGATACGCACATCGTCATATCTTTCACTTCCGTGTAGCAATTGATGTACAACACAATGATCGAGATATTGAATTTATCCAATTCAAGCGGTGGCTACAATCACTGTATTCAGTAGGAACGCTGAATCTCAATCATCGTAGTTGTGAAATGATTGCTGAAGAACTAGCAACAACTATTAACAACAAATACCCGGGCCGCGACATTACTATCACTGTTGCTGAAGATAATGAAAACGGCGCAACAATGACATTTAACTCAAACTAAGGAATAATAAAATGTCCAACACTAAACCAAATCAATATCGTATTGGTGGCTACTATACTTTGCCGGAGATCAAATACGATCTTCTTAAAATTATCCAACCATATGATGGTTTGATTTATAACCACAAAGACACAGCAAAGGTTACTAGCTTGTTTCATGCCTACCTAGGCGACTTGAGTTCAAGCTGGAAATTGCGTGAATTTGAAATCATCACTGTTGAAAAAAATAACGCAGTGACCTTTGATTTAACGCTAAGGCTACACAAGGATCGTAGCCCCAAAAAACTAAAGATCCATGTTGGTCGTCTTGTCCATTTTCGTGACAACGTAAAGGCAGATTGATATGAATCGTGTGGTTGTAGTAAGCGGTGGTTTTGATCCCGTTCACAGCGGACACATTAGCATGTTTAAAGCAGCCAAGGCATTGGGAGATGTCTTGGTTGTTGCCTTGAATAGTGATGATTGGCTGACTCGAAAAAAGGGTCGGCCCTTCATGCCATTTACTGAACGTGCTGGTATTATCGGTGAATTAGCAGTTGTTGATCAAGTTATCAAATTTGATGATACTGACGATACAGCTTGCGATGCACTAACTAAAGTTCTCAATAACTGTAAATCTAGTGAAATTATTTTTGCAAACGGCGGCGATCGCGGCAAAGATAATATTCCAGAAATGACAGTAACTGATCCGCGCCTATCATTTGAGTTTGGCGTCGGCGGTGATGATAAGCGCAATAGCAGTAGTTGGATACTCAAGGAGTGGAGTCAACCCACAACCCAACGTGCCTGGGGTAGTTACACTGTATTACACAATGGTCCAGGTTGGGCTGTTAAAGAACTTGCTTTTGGTACTGAAACTCCACTTAGTGATCAACGGCATTTTATTCGCAGTGAACACTGGCATGTGATTGAAGGCAAAATTCGCATGGACTTGGAATTTGCCAACGGCGATCGTGAAAGCAAAACATATGGTCCTGGTGACAGCATTGATATTCCAGTATTAACTTGGCACAAAGCACACAATGTAGGAGAAGTTACTGCAAAAGTAATTGAGGTTTGGATGGGATCTGAACTCAGTGAAGAAGATATTGAAAGAAGAGATTAATGAAGTATGTTATTGATATTGACGGGACTATCTGTCGAGAAGTTATCATTCCTGACAGTGGTGGTAAAAAAGACTACGCTAATCATATCCCAATGCCAGAACGCATTGCAAAAGTAAATGCACTATACGATGCAGGACATACAATCAAATATATGACTGCACGTGGGTGCGTTAGTGGCGTGGACTATTACGAGCTTACATATGCACAGCTGATGAAGTGGGGTGCAAAGCATCACGAACTAAGCGTAGGTGAAAAAGAAAACTACGATATCTGGATTGATGACAAAGCATTTTGGAGTGAAAACTTCTTCCGCGAAACAGGGGAAACTTATGAGTGATTACACATGTGATAACTGGGTCGTTATCAAGATGAAAGGCGATGATCCTCACTATCGTCTTCTTGTTGGAACATCTGGTGGTTACTTAGATGGCGACAGTTGGCGTATGAACAGTGGCATTACAAAGGTAGAAGAGGACGAAGAGTTCTACTACTTCTCTGGTTCTAGTGGGTCTCGATATCGTTGTTATAAAGAGTCCTACACACTGAGGATGAACAATGCACACATTTGGACACAGTTACAAGGTATTCACGGCGACAAAGTTGAGATGATGCCAGAAGATACAGACTGGATGAATATGGATTGGATTATATCATGAGTAGATTTATAGCAGCAATGGATCACAGTGGTGGTTCAACAGGTGGCGTACTAGAACGTTACGGACAAGAATACACAGAAGCAGACAAGATGGAGAAAGTTCATGCTATGCGTCTTAGAATGGTCAACAGTCCTGACTTCAACGACTCAAACATCTGGGGAGCAATCCTCTACCAAGACACAGTCACACGTGGCATGGTTAACATCTTGGATGAAAAAGGTATTGACACGTTCCTAAAGATTGATAGCGGATGTGATGCTGATGGAACACTCAAACAGTTTCCAGTAAAACAAATGTTAGAGTTTGCTACTAACGGCATTGGTCCTAAAATCTACGGCACCAAGATGCGTAGTATTGTACACGGTACAGGAATGGTACATCCTGTACTCAAACAACAGTTTACACTTGCCCGTACTATTTGGGATTGTGGACTTGTACCTATTATTGAACCAGAAGTGCCTATTGACCATCCTATCAAAGCTGAAGTTGAAGACGCTCTTATGTATCACTTGCAAGAGTTCTTAGATGAATATCCAGGCAAATGTATTCTCAAACTAACACCGCCGGAAGTACCTAATCTGTATCACAACCTTACAGTGTTTCCTAATGTAGAACAGGTTGTGTTCCTGAGTGGCGGATACAGTACAGCAGAAGCATGTAATAGGCTTGGCCTTAATGACAATGTAAGTGCGAGCTTTAGCAGAGCGTTATCAGAAGGCTTACGTTATGACTTGACAGACGAAGAATTTAATGCTAAACTTGAATACAATATTAAAATGATTGTGGATGCTAGCGAATAATGAACTGGATTGAAATTGACAAAAACATCGTCAGCATGATGGGTATCTATACGGATAAAGATAAGTTATTTAAAGATCTCAAAAAACTTTATAACTGGAATGAATCACAAGTCGAGCATGCTGTCGAACCATTACTACAACGTTGGGGATGGTATGACAAGAAAGTAACAACGCCAGTCAAAAACAAACACAAAGTAAAAAAGGAAAAGAAATGAATACTATTTGGATTATTCCAATCGAACCAATAGATCAACGTTATACTAAACAGTGGTATGATAACATTCCCAAGACATTGGCAGCACGAATTGGTGTTGAAGGTTTAGATTATCAAATTGTAATAATTGATGGTGAAGACTTTGCTCCAGAACAGCGTACTGAAGGTGCGTTCCTAGATTTTGGTGCTACTAACGTATACAAGTCAACACAAACAACCGCAGTAAGCAAGATGTTTAGTAACGGCAAAGTCAAAGCGGGCGACAAGTTTTTGATTACTGACGCTTGGAACTTTATTATTACTCCTATCAAATACATGAGTGACTTATTGGATATCCCAGTCGAAATCCACAGTATTTGGCATGCAGGCGCTTATGATCCAAGCGACATCCTAGGATACAAAATGAGCAAGCCTTGGCCTTGGTTGCAAGAACAAAGTTGGTTTATGAGCAGTGATTATAATTACTTTGCAACCAATAGCCACAAAAATATGTTCCTCAAGAACTTGGACATTCCAGAAAAGTACGAAGGCAAGGCAATACGCAGTGGACAGCCGCATGAACTCATTATTGAGCCGTTGCTTAACCGTCAGGGTGGAACGAAAACCAACAAGGTAATGTGGCCACATCGTTATAATGCAGACAAGCAACCTGACATTGCAGAAGATCTCAGTAACGATTTTGACATGGTTATTACACAAAAAATGGACTTGGATAAAGATGCGTATTATGATGTAATGGCAACCAGCAAAGTAATCTTTAGTTGTGCATTGCACGAGAATTTGGGTATCAGCGTAATGGAAGCGGTACTAACAGGTGCAATTCCAGTATTGCCGGATCGGTGTAGCTATGCTGAAATGTATTTGCCAGAATTCAAATACCCAAGTGAGTGGACTGAAAATTATGACTCATATGTTCGTAATAAAGATAACTTGGTAGCATTTATCCAGGAGCGTATTGACAATTATGATGAATATGCGGAACTGGTTAACAAACAACAAAATATCCTAATGGACAGTTACTTGAATGCAACTGTTATGGTGGATAAACTTCTAGGGCTATAATGAGTACTTTCCTAATCAGCGATACCCATTTTAATTTTCCAGAAATGTTGGGGTTTACTGACTGGGAAGGTAACTTAACCCGTCCTGGGTTTGCTAGTGTTGATCATATTGATGATTTTATGATTGAGAGTTGGAATAGCGTAGTTGGTCCTAATGATCACGTTATCCATTTGGGTGATTTTGTTCAACAAGATAGACAGCGATGGATGGAACAAAACTTCCATAGATTGAACGGTACGTGTGAACTAATCGTAGGCAACCATGATGATATTCCGCTAATGGCATCAGGAGGCTGGTTTACTAATATTAGCATGTGGAAACAAATGCAAGACTTGGAGTTGTTGTTAACTCATGTTCCTGTTGAAGCTGGTAGTTTAATTAGACCTAAATATGCAAATGGTGACCGAGCCGTAGACAAATATGATCAATCACAATGGATGACTGTCACAAACGTACATGGGCATCTGCATAGCAACCCAAGTCCCGAGGGTCCATATATTGGAGTTAGCGTAGAGCAGATCAATTATAAGCCAATTAGCTTAGACTTATTGGTTGACAAACTAAGAAAATAATAATATAATAGTAGTAATAAAATAAAAGGAACATAGTATATGACAAAGACTTCCCAGATTAAACAACGTTTGCAAGATGCAAATATCCGCCATTGGGCAGGCGATAACATTTCTGAAGTATTACAGAATGGCGATAAGGAAGAACTTATCGAAGATGCTACAGTAGCATTTGAAAGTGTACTAGACGCTCTGCTAATTGATCGCGAAAATGATCCTAACTCACAAGGCACAGCTCGCCGCTTGGCCAAGATGTACTTTAATGAGATTATGGCAGGACGATATGAGCCCCCACCCACTGCAACTGCATTTCCAAACGACAATGGTACTGCATACAAAGGCATGTTGGTAGTTCGTAGCGAGCTTAAATCAATGTGTAGTCATCATCACCAACCAGTGAGCGGTGTTGCGTATATTGGTATCATTCCAGGTGAGAAAGTCATCGGACTTTCAAAGTATACACGCATTGCACAGTGGTGTGCAAGACGTGGCACACTACAGGAAGAACTGTGCAATGATATTATGCGTGAGATTATAAAAGCAACTGATAGTGAAGACGTGGGTGTTTACATTCAAGCAACACACGGCTGTTGTGAAAATCGTGGCATTATGGCACACAGTTCATTAACACAAACAACTGTACTCAACGGTACTTTTATCAAAGATCCAGCATGTAAGCAAGAGTTTTTTGATAATATTAAATTACAACAGGAGTTTGCACCGAGATGATTGATCCAAAAGTAACAAAGCTAGTCAAGGAATTTGAGAAACAAATTAAAGACCTTAATGCAACTTGGGCAAAGTTGCAAGCTAACGATGTGTATGTTCGTGCTGAATTTGCGGGTACACATTCATATACTGAACCTAAATCATTAGTAGTAAGTGAAATTAGACAAAGTGTAAATTATTTGGCAGGAGGTAAATCATAATGGCCATTGATAAAGTTCACTACACCTGGAAAGATGTAGAACATATGATTCATACAATTAACAATTTGATGTATGCCGATAATTGGCGACCAGATTATATTGTTGGACTTACACGTGGAGGATTGGTTCCTTCAGTAATTATGTCAAATCTAACAGGCATTCCAATGCACACATTAGATGTACGTTTTCGAGATAATGAGGGACTAAATGGTCCTGAAAGCAATTGCTGGATGAGCGAAGAGGCATTTGGATATAACGATACAGAAAAAACTGGCATCACTGGCGCTCGTTGGGATATTAAACTTCGTAAAAATATATTAATTTTTGATGATATTAATGACAGCGGCAAAACAATGCAATGGATTAAAGATGATTGGAGATCTAGTTGTTTCCCTAACGAGGATAATGCTTGGGACTCAGTGTGGGGCAACAATGTTAAATTTGCAACATTAATGGATAATGTGGGCAGTGCGTTTGGTGATGTCGATTACACTGCAATGGAACTGGACAAAAGCGAACGTGATGTTTGGGTAGTATTCCCTTGGGAAGGTGAGAGAGATTATGGAAACTTCTAAACTCAGCATTGACATAGATGAAATAGACGATTTAATTTTTGACGCTACCCACAGTGTAATCAGCGTTACTGGTCATGAGTGCGATACTATAACTTTGACAGATACTTTTTCAAACGACGTGACATTTAATGGAGAAATTACAATTAATCAAGATTGTGAAACTATTAAATTACTTGAAACCCTTAAAGAACAAAAAATGCAAATCGAAGCTCTTAGTGAAATTATTGCTGACATGGTAATAAAGAAAGATTTCAATGTTGAATATGATCTTGAAAAGAGGGTTGAACAAAAAAGATTTCTGAACAAGCTGGGTGGAAAGTAACCATGGCAACATATACTATACAAATTAATGGTTGGGGTACAGAGATGGTACTTGGCGCAATCACCAAACAAGCCTATGATTACTGGAGTATTAAAGATGAAGATGATAGTGGACTAGCTAACCATTTGTTCTGGGATCCATACGAAGCTGAAGAAGGCAATGAAGTTACTGACGAATCTGATCCACGATTTCTAGGAAATTGGTATGAGAATGATGATATTGAACATTCTTACGGTGCCTTTTCAGAAAAGTGTGTAGTAATTGTACTGGATGAAGATGACCAAGAAATATGGGAATGTGATGAGCCAGCAATTAAGAGTACTTCAATCATTGATCCAGAAGAGCAGGAAGCTGGATATTATATTAAAATATGGCAGACTGAAAAAGGAAACTTTTTCACTGCGGAAATTGAAACAGATAAATTTGATCCGGACAAACTGGTATTTTCTGCAACTAACATTGATGGTGATGTGGTAATTGATAGTATAGAATATGACGGACAAGCTATAGATAGCGATGATATTGACACCCGCACTAAGTCATCTGGTTGGGAATTTTATGAAAATCTGTAAGGAATATATTTTGAAAAACTTAAAACTTTATCTATTGGTACTTTTAACGTTTACTGCTTCATCCGCATTTTCTCAAACGATGCCAATACAGCCATTAAATCCTATAGTACCAGAAACAACCGAGCCCACGCCTGATGAAACTCCACTCGTGGCTGTGCCCAGAACAATGATGTGCGGAACATCAACATACGTTCGTGAAATGCTGGATGCACAGGGTTTAGTATTGTGGGCAGGTGGTCGAAAAACTCCTGATTATATTCCAGGAGATCCATTTAGCTCGATTGTTATTGTAAGACACCCACAAACATTTTCATATGCAGTTGTGCTGTTACAGCCAGAAAATAATATAGCATGTGTGGTTGCTATGGGAAATTTTATTTTAACTGTGCAAGAACAATTAGATTTACAGTGATAAAAATTACAACCCATTGAAAGCGAACGATTTTATTGTTCGCTTTTTTCTTGACATCAAGATGTCTTACTGCTATATTATATGAGTAAGTTAACAAAGAGGACAACATAATGGATATCAAAAAAACTCTTATTGCTACAGTTAGTGCGTTAGCCCTGAGTGCCATCCCGCTTACTGCAACTGCTTCAGAATTTAAAAGCTATTACAATATGGCACAAAAGTGGAAACCAGCACAGCAGATTAATTTTGCTAATAGTATGATCCGCAATCTTGAGCGCAGCAACAAAGCATATTCAAATTTCATTAACAAATATTCTCAGTTTGCTGGGCATAGTTGGTATGATAATATGAAACGTCGGTATACGTTCCAAGTATCTGAAATTGCAAAATTCAAGAGCTTACTGGACGCAAACGCAGCTCCAAAAACTACATTAATTGATACCATTGTTACTACTGAAGATCGTTCAATAGTGCGCCGCCGCCCCACGGCGGTAACTAGTGATGTAGATACTGTTGAGATTGAAACAACTGCTGAGTTCATTAATGAATATGCAGTAAACACAAAAGTATTAACAACTCCAGTAAACACAATACTTTACACTGTGACTACAACAGTCAAGGTATACAGTGATGGCGATCGCCAAACAAGCAACCAAGTTAAAGTTACGTCAAATGACACAGTGGATGAAACAGAAACAAAAGTAACACGTGAACTGATTCGTCAGACTGCGGTGGTAGTAGAAGATACTCCAGTAAATAACACAGTATCACAAGTTCTAACTGTTGAAGAATATATGGCACGTGATGATGTCGACTATTCTGCAAGTGAAGCATATCAATCAGCAGTTCTTAATATGAATGCCAGAATTAATCCTGACTATATTAATACTGCTATGCAACCATATGCTGGTAACTTGCCAGCAATTGGCGCTCCAGAAGCATGGGCACGTGGTTGGACAGGCAAAGGCTCTACTATTGCTATTTTAGACTCTGGTATCGACCTAGATCATGTTGAGTTTGAGGACAGCATTGCCGGCACAAAATGCTTTACACGTGAATGTTCAGCTGGTTATGCAACTGTGCAAGACGAAAATCGTAACTCACATGGTACACACGTTGCAGGTATTGCAGCTGGTAATTTAGACGGTAATGGATCAACTGGTGTCGCTTATGATGCAGACCTGCTGATTGCTAAGACAGCATACAACAGTGGGTTCTTTGACTTTACTGTAGTTGACGAGGCTATTGAATGGGCAGTAGACAACGGTGCGGATGTTGTTAACATCAGTGCAAACTACAATGTAGACGCCACTTACAAGAACAGCATGACAGAAATTGCCGACGGCGTCTTCCGTTCCAACGATACTCGTGGACGTAATGGTGTTTCATATGACAATAATGGATATGCTAACATGTATTCAAGCCCGGCGTACTATGGTGATACTGTAACTGCGATGAAAGGCAATGAGTTGGTAATGGTACTATCTGCAGGCAACCAAGGTTTGGATTTCGCAGGACAGCCTACAAAGATTGCATTGGATGATGAAGTTGGCGAACGTGTGTTGGTGGTTGGTAACTATGACCTACGCTCAAACGCTCTGGCATCCAGTTCAAATGCAGCAGGCACCGTGTGCTACGATTTTAATGAAGCTACATCTACTTGTAATAATGATAAGCGTATTAGTGATCGTTATATTATGGCGCCAGGACAGTATGTGATGAGTGCAGATAACAACGGAGAGTATCGTACTCTCAGCGGTACCTCAATGGCAGCTCCCACAGTATCAGGTGCAGTGGCAGTAATACACCAGATGTGGCCGCATATGACAGGTGCTAACTTGACTAACCTATTGTTGGATACAGCAAGCACTGACGAAATTTTTAATTACAATGAAAATGTACATGGTCAGGGATTGTTGGATTTGGCTGAAGCAACTAGCCCACAGGGCGTAATTGGAATTCCAACAACTGGACGTATTGATGGGTCATCAACAAGTGTTGCTAGTGTTGGTACTATGAACATTGCAGGTGCCAGTATCAGCGCACTGGGCAATATGATGGTGGTTGATGATTATGATCGTGACTTCTATATTGACGGCAACAACATGAACGCAGGCGCCGCGTCGTTGACAAGCTATAGCGCAATGACAAATGTTACTGTGCCGATGGAAAATGTAAATGTTAGTTTTGGTGAAATGGCAAATGGCGTTGAAGTAAATTTTGACGGTGTTCAAGTAGGAGTAATGAGTGAAAATGAAACATTTCTAGGCAACGTTGCTGATAACATGATGATTGATGTTGATGGTGCCACAACAGTATATGCTGGTTACGAAGCAGAATTTTCACAAGGTAACACTACCTTTTATGGCAACGCAACAATTGGTTTAACAACACTGGATGTAAATAGTAGTGCAATGATGAAGTCAGCAGACACTTTGGTTAGCAATAGTGCAACTGTTGGTGTCCGCCAAATGGTAGGCAAAGGAATGTTTAGTCTTAGTGCAGCTCTTCCAGTAGCAATTGCAAATGGTAACGGAAATTTTGAAGTTGCTAGCGGCGTTAGCGCAACCGGAGACATTGAGACTATGAACATGTCATCCAGCCTTGAAAATGCATCACGTGAGCTTACTGTTGGATTTGGTTACGATTATGCATTTAACGACAATGCAGGTGTTGGTACATATGCTAGCTTCACAGACAATGCAGGTAGCATTTCAGGAAATACATCAGGGTCGATTGGTGTAAACTTTAAGGTACAATTTTAATGAGTTCAACATACAAAAGAGGACAGTTAGAAGTTATAGCTGGTCCAATGTTTGCAGGAAAGAGTAGTGCGCTGTTAAAGCGTCTACTTTTTCTTGAACACGGCGGCAACAAAGTCTTAGTACTAAAGCCAGTAATTGATGATAGATATGATCCCAACAGTATCGTAACACATAACCAACTAAAACATGAGGCAGTTTCCGTGATTGATTTAGAACTTGTAAAAGACAATTATACAATCAAGCCTTATAACTTTCATACTATTTTTATTGATGAAGTTCAGTTTTTTGATCCAAAAGAAACACTGTGGTTTGTGGAGGAAGGCCTCCGCGAAGGCGTTAACTTTGTATGTGCGGGACTGGACCAGGACAGCCGCGGTGTACCGTTTGACACAACTGCCCGCATGTTGGCGCTGGCAGATGATATTGAAAAGATCACAGCATTTTGTAATGTATGCGGCCAGAGCGCCAGTAAAACACAGCGATTAAGTACTGGCGGCGGTCGAGTAAATGTCGGCGGCGCAGACAAATATGAGCCACGTTGCCATGCGCATTGGGAAGGCAAATAATGTACCACGAAATTGATACAGAGACACAGTTTAAGATTAATGATTTGATGGAAAATTTCCAACAAGCAGCATTGGCAACTACTGGTGAACGATTTCCACATGTATCCAAGGTAATGCCTGCAGTAGTAAATGGTGAGATTTATTTGCTACTAAGTGATTTAAGCGAGCATACTAGAAATATTCAGGACATAAGTAAACGTGTTAGTATCTATTTTGCTTCTGTAGAAAAGCATGGTACACGATTAAATAATCCACGATATACTGTGATGGGGAAATTATACCCCGTGCCGTATAATGATAATAAAAATTCAGAACAATATAAAAACATGTTAATAGAATTTGACAAATTGGACAAAGGTGCTACAATGTATGGTATGTTTGGAGATTTTAATATATACAGGTTCGAGCAATATGATCATTTATATGTTGAGGGATTTGGCAAGGCTTTTAAGTAAGATATAAAATTAACCGTTGACATTTCTTTCTAGATACATTAAGCTGGAACGTACTAGAAGAAGTTAACAAAGAGGGCAACAAGATGTCAACAGAACTTAAAGGACAAGACGGTGAATGATCGGGAATTATACGAAGAAGGTCTATTGATGGATCTGGAAAAAACGAAGACTCTCATTAAAGAGCTGTTTGAACTTCTTGACAAAACCGAAGAGACAAATGAAGGTAGGGTCTTTCGTCCTAATCGAATCTCTTCTTGTCGTAACGCAGATGTAGAGAAACTAGAGCAGGTTCTGAAAGAACTTAAGAACACTTTGGTGGATTAATGTTAAAGGAGAAGAAAGATGAGTGATGAGCAGGCAGAGGCGGAGACCCCGAAGGTGCTCGATGCGTGGCTTGAGGCTGAGGCTAAGATTGTTGAACTGGAAGCAGAGAACGAAAAACTGCGCAAAGGTCTTGAAATCTATGCACGTGAGCGTAATCGTTTTAAACACGCAACACCAGAAATGAGTGGTGCATATTTCTTGTCTGGTGGTCATGGACCTAAAGATGATAATCAGATGCCGCAGTTTGTAGAAATTGTCCCTGCATATGGATGTGGTTGGTCAATGATTTATGAAGACACTGGTCGCACTATTAGCTATGAGGGATCGTGATGAAAGTTTATATCAGCGATTATCCTAAACATAGGTTCTATCACAACTGGTTGTACCGCTGGTTTGGTTATAGTCAACAGCAACGAACGAGTATAAAGATTCACGACTATGATACTTGGAGTATGGATCATACTCTTGCACCTATCATATTGCCTATGCTTGTACAGCTAAGAGCTACAAAGCATGGTGCTCCTATGGTAGACATGAAAGATGTTCCACGAGAACTACGTGCTACTAAAAAGCAACTGGACGCATACGGCAAAAACGGTGATTCTGACCCTAAGTTCTTTGAACGTTGGGACTGGATCATGGATGAAATGATCTGGGCGTTCGAACAAAAGTGTCGTGACGATTGGATGGAAGATTACGACTATAACAAATGGGATAGTGAAGGTGCAAAAGCCCACCAAGATCGCATGAGCAATGGTTTCCGTTTGTTCGGGACTTATTTTGAAAATCTCTGGGATTAGAAATGAATAAAATTATAGAATTACCTGTCATGAGAATTATTGCAGGACCTTGTCAGCATGAAGGTCTAGCACAAAGTGCAGAGATTGCACGTGAGTGTAAACGTGTGTGCGACAAGTATGGTATCGATTATTATTTTAAAGCAAGTTACGACAAAGCAAATCGTACAAGTGCAGATAGTAAACGTGGGGTTGGACTAGAAAACACCATGATGGATTTTCGTACACTGAAAGAAACGTATGGAGTATCTACAGTAACAGATGTACATAGTGTTAGCCAGATTGGTGAGATTATCGTAGGTTGGGAGGAATGCGTTGATGTATTACAGATACCAGCATTCTTATGCAGACAAACAGATTTGATTAAGGCAGCTTGCAAAACAGGCAAGATTGTCAACATCAAGAAAGGACAGTTTCTTGCACCATGGGATGTAAAAGGTATCCTTAGTAAAACACAAGGTGCAAAAGAAGTGTGGATTACAGAAAGAGGTACCAGTTTTGGATATAATACTTTGGTTAATGATTTTACTGGCATCAACTATATGCTTGACAATTTTAGTAATATTGTGTTCGATGCCACTCACTCAGTCCAGTCGCCAGGAGGACAGGGTTCTAGTAGTGGGGGTAATCGCAATTATGTTCCAGGTCTTACTAGGGCTGCTTCTGCTATGGGCGTCAGTAACTTCTTCTTAGAAGTACATGCAGATCCAGACAACGCACCCAGTGATGGACCCAACATGTTACACTTAAAAGACTTTGAGGAGATAGTACGTGACATCATCAGCTATTCTTATACCAGCAAGGTATAACAGCACTCGCTTTCTCGGCAAGCCACTGGCAATGCTAGATGGTATTCCTATGATTAAGCGTGTCTACAATGCATGTAAAGCAACAGGGCTACCGACATATGTACTTACAGACGATATGCGTATTTTTGAACAGTTTGGCGCAAGGGCGTGTTGGATAGATCAAGAACAAGAATACGAAAACGGAACTGCTAGATGTGCTGGCGCAGTAGCGAATGACATGTTTACTAAGTACTTAGGACACTACGATCAATTCATTAATGTACAAGGTGATATGCCTGACGTGACACTGGAAATGATTGACAAATGTATCTTTGGATTAAAGCATTATCCATTAGCAACAGTGTGTACTCCAATTAAAGATGAAAGACTAGATGACCCAAACACAGTTAAACTTGTACGTGCAGGTGATAAAGTGTTGTGGATGGGGAGAGGAATGTCGGGATACGGAGACCAACATTTAGGTGTATATGGATATAAACGTGAAGCATTAGCACTATATGATACACTTGTAAGTACACGTGAAGAAAGAATTGAAAAACTAGAACAGCTGCGTTGGTTAAAAAGCGGTTGGAGCATGAGTGTGTTCCCAGTTGAGTTTAATGGTATAGAAATTAACACACCACAAGATTTGGGGAAATGGAATGATAGCAGGTAAGGTATGGGGCAACACTGAATTAGTTGAAGCTAATGGTGCTTTGGAATTCCATCGTATTGAAATGAACAAGGGCGGTGTTTGTTCTAAACACCTACATGAATTTAAGTGGAATGGGTTTTATGTCGAATCTGGTCGTATGCTTATTCGTGTATGGCAGAAAGATTATGATTTAGTTGATGAGACTATTCTCGAACCAGGCATGTACACTAAGGTTAAGCCTGGAGTGTATCATCAGTTTGAATGTTTAGAAGATGGTGTCGCTTTTGAATTATATTGGGCAGAATTTTCGCATAATGACATTATGCGTGAGACTGTGGGACATGCTTAAAAACGATTGACTTCTTGCAAATTTTAGATTATAATGGAAGTATAAAATATCAAACTTTGGAGATTTAATAAATGGACACTAATGCACCACCAGTATATGAAAAAGGATACCCATCATATGATGCAGTTAATCGATCTGACAAAAGTAAACAGCCATTGGAAACAGAACTCATGGCAATTACTGCTGAAGAATGTGGTGAATTAATTCAATCGTGTATGAAAATTGTACGATGGGGAACTGATAAAAAGAAAATAGAAGGTCTTATCGAAGAGGCTGGCGATGTAGCATTGATGTTGGATTTATTAATTGAACACGGCTATATTACAAGACAAGAACTAGATGCTCGAAAACAAGTAAAGCGTTTAAAATTAAAAAGATATTCAAATTTAATCGAGGAGTAACAATGTCTAAAGCATTAGTAGTAATTAAAGACAGCAAACAAGCCAAAGCACTTGGTGATATTGCAAAACGTGCAAGCGTACAACAAGGAGATGTTGATGTATCATTTGCACATGATGAGTATGACTACATCACTATTGTAGAAAAAAAGCCCGAAGAAAATGGTGAAGCATGGCGCACACTTGCTGGCAAAATGGTAGGTAAATATAAATCAAAAGTAGAAACACTTAATTTTGATACTGGATGTTTTGGAGACGCTATTGTCGACGGTGCGGAATTGGCAATGTATGAATTTAACAAATACAAAACTGATCCGAAAGCCAATAAACTTAAAGAAATATTATATGGCGGCGTTGTAACACATGGAAGTGGTGTTTCTACTAGTGTAAATTGGGCTCGTGACTTTGTTAGTGAGCCTGGTAACGAATTATATCCAGAAGAATATGCTGATCGTATCCAATCAACACTTACACCTCTTGGTGTAACTGTCAAAGTATACAGTCAACGTCAACTAGAAAAGATGGGATTTAACTTGCTACTAAGTGTAGGACAAGGTAGCGACAGGGATTCACAAGTTGTTGTTATGGAATACATGAATGGTAAAAAAGATGATCAGCCAGTTGCACTAGTAGGCAAAGGTGTTACATTTGACAGTGGCGGCATTAGCCTCAAGCCAGGGCGTGGTATGGGAGATATGAAGTATGACATGGGAGGCAGCGCCGCAGTGGTAGGTGCCATGCATGCAATTGCTTCAACGAATACTAAAAGAAACGTTGTGGGTATTGTAGGTCTTGTAGAGAACATGCCAGACGGTAAAGCAATCAAGCCAGGTGATGTTGTTACATCACTAAGCGGACAGACAGTAGAAAACTTGAATACTGATGCAGAGGGTCGGCTTGTACTTGCGGATATTTTGACATATGTTCAACGTGAATATAAACCAGCTACTGTGATTAATTTGGCTACCTTAACTGGTGCAATTGTCGCCGCATTGGGAAAACAAATGGCAGGATTGTTTACTAACTCAACAGAGTTGGAGAAGCTAATTCTTGCCGCAGGCAAAGATTGTAGTGAAGGATTTTATCGCATGCCAATGGGTCCTGAATATGCAAAAATGATTGAATCGCCAATTGCTGATATGCAGAACATTGGCGGCCCATACGCTGGCTCAACAACGGCGGCGGAGTTCTTGTTCAAGTTTATCGAAAATGACGTTGTATGGGCTCACTTGGATATTGCAGGCATGGCATGGGAAGATAACGGCAAGCCACTTACTCCCAAAGGCGCAGTTGGATTTGGTGTACGCACATTACATAATTTTGTAAACAAGCCAGGCACCATTGGTCTTGCAATTGACGAGGATATGGACTATTGATGCATATAGCTGTTTTTGGATGTGGATTTGTTGGCGGCACTGTCGCCAACTTTCTGCAAAATAATGGAGTAGCGGTTAGTAGAGTAGATCCAGTATTGTATCCAGGTGTAGACCCACATGATGCAATATTTGAAAATGATGGAATTATCATATGTGTCCCGACACCTAGTGCAGAAGACGGCACATGTGATGATAGTATTGTACGTGAAATATTGGAGATGACAGATCACCGTACCAAAGTGTTACTTAAAAGTAGTGTAACATTTGATTGTTTACGTGACTATGAAGCTAATGTAGTATACAACCCAGAGTTTTTACGTGAGGCTAGAGCAGAAGAAGACTTCAATAACCAAGAACAGTGGATATTTGGTCACCACGAAAATAACCGAGATGATGCAGTATGGTGGGATGATTTGTTTGCAGAGGCATCTGGACACGATCTAAATACAGTATATTGCAGCACCGAAGAAGCAAGCATGATCAAGTATGCACACAATGCATTTTTAGCTACCAAGGTAGCATGGTTTCACGAGTTATATGCAAACATGCCTGAAAGTATTGATTATGAAACAGTAACGAATGCTCTCGGAAACTTCTATCGCATCGGGCCTGATATGATGAAAGCGCCTAACGCCCAGGGTAACTTGGGTTATCAAGGTGCATGCTTTCCCAAGGACGTAAAAGCCTTGACAACAGTAATAGATCATAGTATACTAGAACAAGTTAAAGAAACAAATGAGGTATTAAATGCAAAAAACATTAACCCTACAACAAGTTGAAGGCAGTGATGAACTGTTCTTTGAGCTGACTGACGAAATGCTAGAGGCGCTGGACGCTGGTGTTGGCGATACAATCGAGTGGATTGATAACAAAGATGGCTCATGGACATTACGGAAGGTAACTACAAAATGAATTGGCTTAAGATTATTAGTACACTGGTACTGTCAACAGCAATTATTGCGGGTGTACTAGCACTTGCATATCATCAATGGAGTGATTGTTTGAAAGAAAACAGTTTCTTTACATGTGCAAGGATGCTAAACAAATGAAACTAAGATATTCAGAAGCGTTTTATAGCGTACAGGGCGAAGGCCAGTTTGTAGGGGTACCAAGTGTATTCCTACGTACCTTTGGTTGTAACTTCCGTTGTATGAACTTTGGTGTAGATACAAAGAAAGATCGTTGGGAACAACATGCAGAAGGTCAGCGTTACAATGCAGAAGTAAAGGCATTGTTGGATGATGGTATTATTGAGAAGACTAAAACATTTGAAGATCTTCCTATTGTTCACACAGGCTGTGATACATATGCAAGTATCTATCCAGAGTTTAAAGACTTCAACAAGCTGGCAACTATTGATGAAGTAGTAGAGCATTTGCTTTCTTTGACTCCTCAAGGTAAATGGACACAAGATGATGGACAAGATATCCATCTTATTCTCACAGGCGGCGAGCCGTTGTTAGCGTGGCAACGACTTTACGTAGAATTATTCGAACACCCACGTATGGCGGATTTAAAAAATGTTACATTTGAAACAAACACTACACAACCTTTACACGATGAACTGTACAATTATCTCAACAATTCAGACAGAATTACAGTCACATTTAGTTGTTCACCAAAACTCTCCGTTTCGGGCGAGTCTTGGGATGATGCTATCAAGCCTAACATTGCTAGTGAGTATTCCTGTGTTACTGATAGCAACATGTATTTCAAATTTGTTGTTGCTACTGAGTCTGACTTTGAAGAAGTCGAAAGGGCTGTTGCAACTTATGCAGATGCCGGGATACAATGTCCAGTATACCTTATGCCAATGGGCGGACGCAGTGAAGAATATTCCCTCAACGTTAAAGACGTGGCGGAAGCCTGTATGGCAAGAGGATGGCGATTCAGTCCAAGACTCCACATTAGCTTATTCGGAAATGCCTGGGGAACTTAGAGAGTATAAAAACGCACAGCACGAAAAAGCAATGAAGGCTCCGATTAAAATGTATGAAGAGCTAGATGAAAAGTTGCGTAAGAAGGGCTTAATTTAATGAGTAAGAAAACATGTGATGCGTTTTTTTGTAGTAAGCAAACTCCAAAGAAGTATCGCTATTGTTATGATTGTGCGAAAAGCAAAGGTCTAGTTGGTAGTAATGGTATAGGCTTCTTTGGATGGATGCTTATACTTTTTTTAGTATGGGCGGTATTCGGATGATCAGATGGTATGATTATATTGCGGCATTTTTTGCGGCAGACTTTTTATGGGGCAATATACAAATAGCATTGTTTAGCGGTAATTGGCTATCAATGTTTATTGGTGGCATAGGTGCTTATAGTATTTTTTATATTTGGGATAACATTTATACTCCATTTAGATTGCGACAGGAAAATAATGATAGATAAGATTTATGATTTTTGGGGTATAAAATCTGAACACATCTTCGGGGATGAGTTTACTGGTTATGAAGACCTGTATCCTGAATTTGATAAACACACGAAAGAAACATATGCGGCAGATCCTGAAGGAACTATTGATAGCGTTTTTAATCTCTACCGCAATCGTGGGCTTGTCCCTGTGGTATATTACACTGAGCAAGGAATTCGAGACGCTGTCCGAGGGTTTCGAGCCAAGTCATATAACGGTGTGTCTTCTGGACGAATTGGACTCGGAAACAATGCAGGTCAAACCATTAACAGATTTATCTTTACCAACATGCAAACAGCAGAACCAAAAGGTAGAGGATCAAATTCATTAAAGGATAGATTTTACGATGATGCAAAACTAAAACGTGCTATCAGAATCTGTTTTGAATTTAGAGAAGGCAACAAACTAGTATACCCTACAGCAATGCGCAGAGCATTAGAGTTAGTGACTGGAGAGAATGTTACCAACTTCAAAGCGCAGAATGCACGTGCTATCGTAGAGCATCTATGCCCAGTAATGTGGGGCAGGGTATACGATTACAGTTGTGGTTATGGCGGCAGGTTATTAGGCATAAGTAGTAGTAATATGAGATATACATATGTTGGAACAGATCCAAACACTGAGACATATAACTATCTAAAATACTTAAATACATTTTTAAATACCAATAGTGAAATTATCCAAGACGTTAGTGAAAATTACCAATCAGAGAATATTGATTTGGCATTCAGCTCTCCGCCATACTTTAACTTAGAAAAGTATAGTGATGAACCTACTCAGTGTATGGTTAATTATACTACACTGGATGAATGGTTTGAAGGTTACGTTGAACCAACTATGATTAACATACATCGTGGATTAAAATCAACTGGAACGTTTGCTACAAATATTGCAGATTATAAAACATACAGCCAGAAAGAACCAGTAGAAGTAGTTGATAAATGGATTGCTACAGCCGAAAAATTAGGTTTTGAACACACCAAGACAATTAAGATGATGCTCAACACACGCCCTGGAGTAGGTAACGATAAACTAGCAGGCAGAGAAAAATTTGAAGGTGTATATGTCTTCAAAAAGAAAGTATAACATGGATAAGATAAATAATTGGGCAGAGGAGATGGAGTGGTTGGACGATGATGATCGTCTAGTACATTTGATTGATCTTGCAAAAAAATCAGCAACATTGGATGACGCTTTCAAGACTGATTATAACAAAATTGATGGATGCATGAGTCAAATTTGGGTATCAGCATTTAATGAAGAAGGTATTGTACAAGTAAAATACGATAGCGATGCAATGATTACAAAAGGAATCACGCATATTGTATGTGATTGTTTTAGTGGTATACCATTATCACAAGCTAAAGCAATTGAACCAAGTGACTTAGAAGCACTGGGAATTAAAGAGCTGTTGACGGCACAACGCCGTAATGGTCTTGGCAGCTTAATAAAAACTATTATATATAAGGTAGGTAAACTATGAACAAAGGTAATTACACCTTCACAAGCGAATCAGTTAGTGCTGGTCATCCAGATAAAGTCGCTGACCAAATCAGTGACGCACTATTGGATGCAGGATTACGCAATGGGGACGAGACGACCCGTGTTGCAATTGAAACACTTGTTACAACTAATATGGTTACAGTGGCAGGAGAAGTGAAAAACTTTAATATCACTAAAGAACAAGTAGATGAAATTATTCGCGATAAGGTACGTGAAATTGGATACGAACAAGAAGGATTTCATTGGCAAAATTTAAAAGTATACAACGAAATCCACGCACAAAGTGGTGACATTGGATTGGGTACAGATAATTTTGGCGCAGGCGATCAGGGCATTATGTTCGGCTATGCATGTAATGATACGCCAAGTATGATGCCAGCGCCCATCCACTATAGTCATGAAATTCTAAAAACACTGGATGTGATGCGACAGAATAACAAAGATGTATTGGGTCCGGATGCAAAAAGCCAAGTTAGTATTAAATATATTGACGGCAAGCCAGCATATGCAACTAATGTAGTATGTAGTACTCAACACGCAGACAAACGTGGAGACAGTGCAATAGAGATTGCAAGACAGGTTTGTATTGATGAGCTTGGAGAATTGTATAATGAGAAACATACTAAATTTTTTATTAATCCCACTGGGAATTTTGTTATTGGTGGCCCTGACGGTGATACTGGCCTTACTGGACGCAAGATTATCGTTGATACTTATGGGGGCTATGCTCCCCATGGCGGCGGCGCTTTTTCTGGCAAAGATCCAACAAAGGTTGACCGATCAGCAGCCTACATGGCAAGATGGCTTGCAAAACAGGCGGTGGCCAAAGGATATTGCGACTGGGCGACGATCCAACTCTCATACGCCATCGGAGTAAAAGCGCCAATGGCAGTGTATATTGACTGCAATGATGGGGCTAACGTACAGGCACTTGAAAACTGGATCGCTACACAAAATATGACTCCATTGGGAATTATTCGAAAGTTTGATATGTTTAACTTCTACAACTACAGTGAAAACTGTGTATACGGACACTTTGGAGACAAAGACGTTCCATGGGAGAAAATCTAATGTTACAGAAAATTAAAAGTTTATTTGGCAAAGGCTCTTCGGAGCCTTTGTCTGACAAAGATAAAGCAACAGCACGTGGTGAACCATATGTGCGTGTACTAAGCACTAATATTGATCCAGAAAATCCAAGCGATGGCTATTTTGAATTGGAGTGGAACGAGATTTTTGTTCGCAAACTACTTGACTCTGGTTACAGTGGACAAGACGAAAGTGAAATCGTAGATTCATGGTTTACTGGATTGTGCAGACAAATTGCTGAAGAAGTATAATCCTCCAATATACCAGGATCTAGAAATCTTTGGGGAGGTCACTGTCGTGTTCCGCGGAGGCTCTGGCGGCAATTTTTTTCATTATTTTATAAGCACTTATTTGTTAAATTATAAGTATCATGGAAAATATAATAGTTTAAGTAATGAATACTATGATTCTAAAAATAATGAACTCATTAGCCATAGCCACATAAACCTGTGGTTTCGTGGCCCTGGATTTTACGCATATGGTAGCGAACGATACACTGCTTCACGCTATAAGGAGCATCTCAGGGCACTTAAAAATAAAAAAGTAATCATTATCCAAACTACAAAAAGCTCAGACTATGCTAATAATTTGGCCACTTTAAAACATAATTTAAGGTTAAACATTACTAATAAACCAACATACTCAAACCTAAAACAGTTGAAATATGCTAAACATTATAAGTTCTTGTCCTGGATAGCACGGAAAAATAATATTAAGGTACTTGATATTGAATATCACGAGATGGTACACTATGATACTGAAAATCAACTTAAAAAAATGTGTGACTTTTTAGACGTTGATTATGATCCAAATTACAAGAATATAATTGAATCTTACCACAGAGAAAATTTAAGATTTATTCAAGAGTGCGGCTACAATTTTGAATTAATTTCCAGTTGACTTGTGATAATTCATATGCTATTATAAAGAATAACATAAAGGAGATACAACATGGGTACTGGTACTATTAATAGTAAAAAGCGTTATTTGACAAGTTTGACAAATAAGCATCGTGATCTTGATAGCAAGATTATTGAGATTACGTCTATTGCCACTGACCAAGAAATTAAGGCTCTTAAACAAGAGAAATTGCTACTAAAAGAAAAGATTGTAGCTCTTGAAACTGAAATCCTAACATAGAGAGAACCTCATGAGTAATACTTACATTCTGGTAGATGCTGCTAATATGTTCATGCGAGCTCGTCACGTAGTACGTGGCGATGACATGGATACTAAAATTGCTATGAGTTATCATATCATGTTTAACAGTATTAATAAAACATGGCGAGACCAAGGCGGTACTCATGTAGTTGTGTGCTTGGAAGGGCGTAGCTGGCGCAAGGACTTTTATACTCCGTATAAGCGTAACCGTGCAGAAGTACGTGATGCAAAAACAGATGCACAACAGGCTGAAGATCAGAAGTTCTGGGACGCATTTGATGAGTTCCAAGGGTTTATGCGTGAGAAGACAAATGTAACAGTATTGCAGGACAGAATCTGTGAGGCTGATGACTTTATTGCACGTTGGATCCAGAACCATCCGGATGACAAGCATGTTATTGTTAGTAGTGACAGTGACTTCTATCAGCTTATTAATGAAAACGTAACACAATATAATGGCATTGCTGGACATCTGATGACAATCGATGGTGTGTTTGATGACCGTGGTCGCCCAGTAAAAGACAAGAAGACCAAGGAGCCCAAAGTAATTGGTGATCCTAAGTGGCTGTTGTTCGAAAAGTGTGTACGTGGTGACACTGCTGATAACGTGTTTAGTGCATACCCTGGCGTACGCAAGAAGGGCACTAAGAACAAGGTTGGTATGCTGGAAGCATATGCTGATAAAGATACCAAAGGCTACAACTGGAATAATTTCATGCTACAGCGATGGGTAGATCATGAAGGCGTAGAGCATCGTGTATTGGAAGACTATCAACGCAACGTACACTTGATTGACTTGACACAACAGCCCGATGAAGTAAAAGCACAGTTGGACGCAGCTATTGTTGAACAGGTACAAAAAGAACGTATCCCTCAAGTAGGCATTCATTTTATGCGTTTTTGTGGAAAGTATCAATTGGACAACGTAAGTAAAAACGCTAACGATCATGCAAAATATCTTAACTCAGCATATGGAGACTAACATGGAAAATTTATCCTATCAAGACGCACTGAATGAACTTAAACGTGGTATTTTTGAAGTAACGTTTAACAAAGTAGACGGAGAACAACGTGTAATGACATGCACACTCCATAAACGTGTAATACCCACCCCAGTTGCTTCTGAAGATGAAATCAATCGCAATCGAGAACCCAACGAAAATGTGCATGTAGTGTGGGATATTAATGCCAATGGCTGGCGCAGCTTTCGCCTCGCCAGTGTAACTGGCTTCCGCCGTCTGGGCGGAGTATGCAGTTGTGGAAAGAGTGAAAATAAGCCATACTGTGACGGCAGCCACGCAAAGCGTTGATATGTATACAGCAAACGAAGTTATCAAGGACAAATATTGGATCGTTAATACCAAGCACGGAAAGGTGGGAACACTTCGCCGTGTAAATGACTCAATGTATGAATTTTTTAATCAAAAGTCAAACACTCTTGAGATGTTAACTGATGTAGATGAACTTTTTACCTTGCAGACAAAAGACACGAGTGACAATAAAGCCGAGTCATATGTAACAAGATTTTCAGAAAAGTTTCCGTGCAGCTTCTCTAATCCAATTGAATATGAACATGATGGTAATCTTCCATTATATAAAAAGACTGCTACTGGTAAAAGTATATTTGCGGCTGGTTATTACATCATTAAGTTTAAGAAATGGCTACCAAGCTATTGTCCTAAGCTGGATACACTAACCAAATATGAATATTCTGGACCATATCCCACGGAATGGGAGATGAATTTAGATTTGAAAAGGCACAACCGATAGCTATTATGCGTCCTTCCTGCAAATTTGTATAAATATACATACAGGAGAGAAATATTACATGGCTAGACCTAAACCAAATATCATTATAGAGATTAGTGACAAGCAATACAATACAGAACAAATTTTGGAAGCAGGTGCAATCTATGCAGTCTATTATGAAAATAAGCCAATTAATATTCGTTCTTTAAATACACTAGTTAACTATCCAGGACCAAAGTATAAAAAGGTAAGTTTCAGCAACAGCGGCCACGCCTTTAATTTAGCAGACAGGCTGAATAAAAAGTTTAATACACACAAATTTACGGTTGTAAAATTATCACATGGAGAAACAATTACTAGAGACGGAAAAAGTCCAGAGTAAAATACTGGGCTTATTGGATAACAAATATACCATTACACAAGTATTCCACAACAAAAGCACCTTGCGTTTAAAAAAACATGGTGCTAATGTCTTGATGAAGCAATACGAGTATTGGGAATTTGATCCTCCTGCAAAAACTGCTGGTAATATAATATCACTTATGCGCAAAATGACATTTCCCTATTACTTGGACAAAAAGAAAATTATACTTTTTACTGAAAGAGATGCATTTATGGCTCGCATGGCCGGTGCGCAAGGATGGCTAGATGGCAAATAAACTAAAAAAACTTGGACTGCCAGACAGTTTTTGTTTTGCACCATATGTTAATCTTGACTTGGATCAAAGCGGTTCTTTTAGGCCATGTTATCGCAGCAAAGAGCAAATGGGACGTTGGAAGAGATCTAACGAAAATCTATTAACTGAATACAACAATCAAAATATGCAAGAGTTGCGCAATGCCTTGTGGAATGGACAAGAACATGCTAATTGCAGACAGTGCCATGCACGTGAAACAGATGGTGTAACTAGTACTAGGCAAGAATTTAACAAGCACTATATGGAAAATATTGTTGAAGAACAAGAATTGGCCACTGTGGTTGAAAAGATAAAACAAGATCCAACACAGAGCTATCCATCAAACATCAGCACAATGGAAATACGTCCTCACGGAGTTTGTAATTTAGCATGCGCACATTGCAGTCCTGAAAGCAGCACCGGCTGGATGAGTTTACTTAGGCATAATCCTGACATGGTACCAGAAATGTCAGAAGTATTATATTTGCCAGAAAGTGCCACAGCGGATAATTTAACTATCAAATATATTGACAATTTCATTAATTGTCCAGATTCACTGGATGAGTTTTACGATTTGGCTGACAATTTAAAAAGTGTACACTTTACTGGCGGAGAACCGCTGATGGATAAAAAGCACTTAAAATGGCTCACAAAGATTAAACGTAAAGAAAATATTGATTTGCGGTATCACACAAACTTACAGCACAAGCTCTATGATAAATTTTATGATGAATGGAACAAATTTAAAAGCCTTAGGGTATTTGCCAGTATCGACACCAGCAAGAAATTTTATGGATATTTTCGTTATGGGTCAGATTGGGACTTGATGCATGAGAATATTATAGATTTACAAAATAATGTAGAAAATATCACAGTTAAAGCAACTATTACTGTTAACTTTATTACTATGTTAGATTGGTTGGGCGTAGTAGAATATATTGTTGAAAATGATCTCGACATGCATGTTGCATTTGTTGACCCTCCACATCCATTAAGCGCAGTGTATATGCCCGAAGCATTAAAAACAAAAGCCCTTGTGGATCTAAGCAAGAGTTTGCAGATAATTTCAAAGTACAAACACAAACGCAAAGCAACTATGGCAGTTAAGCAAGTTGAACGTGTGGTTGAGTTTTTATCAAGAGGTGACGATTATGCTGAGTTGCCTGAAAAAACATACGACTATTTTAAACAACTGGATAAAATATACAACATGAGTATCGTATCGTTGTGTCCAAAAATGTATAATTTTTTATCAAAAAAAGATGAAAAAAGTGTTGACAAGTAAGACATCTTACTGTATATTGGTATAGTAAGTTAAATAAACAACCGGAGTTTTATTACATGAATGTGCAATTTTTTGAGGTTACAGAATCACAACGCAAACTTGGCAATATGGGACGTAAGATTATGGACCTCGCCGCAGTTGAAAAGGACGATGCACTATCCAATAAAATGGCAGTAATAGGCAATATGCTCACAACAGTAGGCGCTCCTTTCGGCACCCGATTAAATGAAATCACTCCAGAGCAACGTCGATTTATTCAAGCTATTGCTAAAAAATATCCACAAATCCAGGAATAAATCATGAAGTACGGACCGAAAATATTTCCGTCAGAACTGATTAATACCCGTAAACATTGGGCAGTAGATACCCAATGGACTGTTGACGGAAGTAATAATAGACAGTATACTATAAAGATGTTAGACAACGGCTTTACGTGTGATTGTCCAGCATTTAAGAAATGCAAACATATCAAATCAATCGAAACAAACTTCGTAGGAGAAGAATAATGCAAGACGTAGTTAACGATATCGTTGTTTTAGAATCAGCACTGGTTGCTTTTAACGAAGGCGCAAGTGATGAAAAATATGCAGCAGTTTGGAATCTGGAAAAGTTATTGCTGGAAAAACGACAAATGTTACAGCAATTTGAGGACGATATGGAAGAAGAGTTCTTGATCGATGAGTACTGATAAACCAGACAATTGGTCTATTAGTTTTAATTTTACACAGCCCTATTATGGGTTTAAAAATGGATGGGAATACAATCGCATGGCAAGTGGACAACAATGGCCGTTCAAGCCTCTTACAGACACCCAAAAGGATGACTTTGCTGACAAACTTCTCAACATGGTTGATGGAGACATGGAAGCATTGGACAAATGGATATCTGAAGAAATTGATAAACTTAGTCAAGAGATGGAAGAGGAAGTACAAATAGAAATGATGGCATTGGACATTGTTGATCAAATAGTAGATGAAGATTCTGATCTAACAATGGCAAGAGATCTAATTAAAAATTGTCAAAAAAAATCCTAACCCATTGATATCAAAGCGAACTTAGGTTCGCTTTTTTCTTGACTGTATAACAATAATAATATAGTATGACGGTATAGCTAAAAAAGAAGGACTAGCAAGATGCAAATAACAGATACACGCACCGTAAAAATTTCCGAAGCCACGCAGCTTATTACTCGTGCATTTAAGAAAAAACGCCCTGTATTTTTGTGGGGTCCTCCGGGCATTGGTAAATCAGAACTAGTGCAAGGTATTGGTGACAGTGGCGTACTAGGCAATACCAAAGTAATTGACATGCGGCTTGCATTGTTTGAGCCTACAGACTTGCGTGGATATCCTGCACCAGATATGGTAACACGTGAAATGGTTTGGTTGCCGCCTGCAGATTTGCCAACACAGGCTGAAGCAGATCAGTATGATACTGTTATTATGTTCCTAGACGAAATGAACAGCGCCGCACCAAGTGTACAGGCTGCTGGCTATCAGCTTATTCTTAACCGTCGTATTGGACAATATGTATTGCCAGACAACGTTGTTATTATTGCAGCAGGTAACCGTGAGACAGACAAAGGTGTTACATACCGCATGCCTAAGCCACTTGAGAATCGTTTTGTTCACTTTGAACTACGTGTTGATTTTGGTGATTGGTTGAATTGGGCTGTTAACAACGGCATGGATGCAGATGTTGTTGGTTACCTTTCATTTGCTAAAGGCGATCTTTATAACTTTGATCCACAATCCAGCTCACGTGGTTTTGCTACACCTCGCTCGTGGACATTTGTTTCAGAGCTAGTACAGGATGCAGATGACCTTAGCGATAGCTTACAGACTGATATGGTTGCAGGTTGTGTAGGAGAAGGCACGGCTGTTAAATTTATGGCACACAAAAAAATTGCAGGTGACCTTCCTATTCCAGAAGATGTACTAGATGCCAAAGTTAAAAAAATGGAAAGCACTGAAATCAGTGCCAAGTATGCATTGGCTACCAGCCTATGTTATGTATTGCGGGACCGCCACATTGCTGGAGAAAAAGCAGGTGCTGATAGCAAGCAAATGGCACTTTACCACAAGAGCTTCAGTAACTTTATTGGCTTTATGATGGATAACTTTGAGACTGAGATGGTTATCATGGCATCACGTATTGCTATGCAACAATACAAGTTAGTACCAAAGCAAGACAAAATTGAACGTTTTAATGAATATTTCGAGCGTTACGGTCGTCTTGTGTTGGATGCATAATGTCAGCTTCGTATATTACACCTAAACTAAAGGAGGGAGAGACTGTTGATCTCTCCCTTTATAATCCAAGAGAACGCACCAATATTCGGTTGTACGGACTAGAATGTAAAGATTGGGTTCCACGTGATGTATATGAGTTCAAAAAATCCTGGGCTGAATCATGCGAAACTATAACTGTGCGTGGCAATTTAGACAAGGCAATTAAGTGGTGTAAACAAAATTTATTCATGCAAGATTGGGACTATCGTAAGTTTGCACATCCAGATGATAGTCATTTGTTCTATTTTAAAAATCCAGAAGATGCTTTAATCTTTAAACTTTCAATTTATGGTTGACATTGCTTCTAGATGTGCTATTATAACAGGGTAAGTTGATAAAAAGGTAAACACTATGCAAAAGACAGCTGAAGAACGTATTACTCAGTCACGTGTTCGACTACTAATGACAAAGCCATTCTTTGGTACACTAGCTGTACGGCTTCGTATTGAAGATGCCAGTGATTACATTCCAACCGCGGCAACTGATGGCCGTAAGTTTATGTTCAATCGTACATTTGTAGATAACCTTACTGATCCTATGTTGGATTTCTTGGTAGGACACGAGGTATTGCACTGTGTGTTTGATCACATGGAAGCACGTGGTGATCGGTTGCCGAGGTTGTATAATGCCGCCGCAGACTTTAATATCAACATGACTCTTGTAGAGCAAAATATCGGGGAGCCAATTACTAGTGATAAACTAGATGGTGGTTCAATGTGCCTGGACTGGAAATACAAAGGCTGGAACAGCTACGAAATTTATGACGATCTATTTGAAAATGCAAAAGATGCCGAGGGCATGGACGTGCATTTGGAAGTAGCTGAACCCGGCGATGAAGACGGCGAAGGCAAAGGTGTAAAAATTGAAATGTCAGAAGAGGAGCGCAAGCAACTTGCTGACGAGATCAAACAAGCCACTATCCAAGCCGCTCAAGCCGCCGGTGATGGTGTGCCAGAAGTAATCAAGCGTATGATTAATGAGCTGGTAGCACCTAAAATGGACTGGAGGGACGTACTACGCACTCAACTTGAGAGCAGTATTAAAAGTGACTTTACTTTTATGCGTCCCTCCAAGCGTTCAGGAGATGTTATCTTTCCAGGTATGAACCGTGACGAGGAACTAAATATCTGCGTTGCACTGGATACCAGTGGTAGTATTAGCCAAGATATGTTGCGTGACTTCCTAAGTGAAGTTGGTGGCATTATGGATCAATATTCAAGCTATCGTATTCATGTATTGCAGTTTGATACTAACGTATACGGTGCAGAAGACTTTACAAGTGATGATGGTCGTTCAATATCTGAATACGAATTGGTAGGCGGGGGCGGCACTGACTTTGATGTAGTGTTTAGTTATTTGGCTCAAGAAGACATTGTGCCAGATCAACTAATCATGTTTACTGACGGATATCCATGGAGCTCTTGGGGTAACCCAGACTACTGTGATACATTGTTTGTTGTTCACGGAGATCCTAAACAGCGTATTCAAGCGCCATGGGGAGTAACCATTCATTATGAGTAAGATTAAGATGTACAGCAACAGAGGAAGTTTAAGTGAAACTGACTTGTCTTTATTAATAGGTGATCCAATTCTGTTGCAGATGATGAGAAACCGGCGCATAGTAAAAGTTGCCGATTCATATGACCCAAGTTGGGAACAGTTAACTACAGATATACAAGGACTATATCATATTAGGAAACTTGATCCACATAAAATTTTTCAAGTATGGTTTGAATTAGAAGCTGACCTAGAAACATTTGAAAAAAATCTATTTACGCAGAAACTATCTGCATAAATAAACATAGCAGTTAATATAGGAGAAAATTATGACTGAACAAAACACACAAGAAGTACCACAACTTACGTTGCAAGACTTGACACTGATGGCTAACATCATTGATCTTTCAGTACAACGTGGTGCATTTAAAGGCGCTGAAGCTGAAACTGTTGGCACAGCATTTAACAAACTAGTTAATTTGCTTAAAGCACTTGCGCCAGAACAACCAGATGAGACGACCACATCCGAGGAGGAGTAAATGGCTAAAAATACAAAACATGTGGGACAGATTATTAATACACAAAAACGTTGTGTAGTAGTATTTCGTGAAGTGCCTGATGAACCGCAAAATTGCTTGGTAGTAGACACTGATAGCCTGCCAGACTGGATGCATGATGATATCATTAACGCAGTTGACAGCCCGGGTGCCCAGGCTAGTGCAAACTTTTATGAGTATGCAGCACGCCAAGCACTTAGTGATGGTACAAATATGTTGAATACATTACATTCACGTGGTATCTTGCAAAAGCAACAAACCAAAAATATATCAATGACTCCTAATGCTGAAGTAAAAATTCGTTTAGATGAATTAAATGCAATCATTCGTGAGCAATCAGGCGAGGATGTAGTAGCACCTCCAACTGATCAAATTACAATGGCATCTCAATCGGCACCAGCAGAAAATACAATGAATGAAGCTGATATCGCAAAAACTATGCTAGCACAGGCCAAAACATTCGAAGAAGAAGCAAAGGCTCTTAAAGCGCAAGCATATGATATGGCTCCAGAATTGAAGCCTGGCAGAAAAAAGTCAGTCAAACAGACTGCATGAAAAGTGATTAAAAATGGCTATTGAACGCAAGGACAGATCTTTTGATAGGATCTTTGACGAAGTAAGTCTCGAGACTATTCCTTTTGATTATGTCAAAAGCGTTATTCTAGTACTAATGGATGGCAGTGAGGTAGAACTTCACAGTGAAGATCTTGCATTCTTAGGTACTGATAGTCAAGAAGATTTAATTTCCAAATTAGCAAGGGAAGATGTGATTGATATTGCTATTCAATTAGATTATGATCTGATTAAAAATGATGTTACAAAAAATGTCAATGCAATTTTGGATACATTATTTAAAGATGACTGAGACAATCAAGCAAGTCAGAAATCACTTTAACAGTGCTAACTATTCTAGAGATAGATGGAAAACTCACAGTGAAAGCAGTTACTCTCTTATACCATGGCTTCAGGAACAAGAAGCAGATCTGATTCTGGATATAGGATGTGGCACCAATCCCTACAAGGAACATGTTAATAATCTTATTGGCATGGATGCTGCAAACTATCCAGAAGCAGATCTAAACATGGCAGCTGAAGAAGTTAAAGATGCTGGAATATTTCAAGACAACTGTGCAGACATTGTTATGGCATTAGGCAGTATCAACTTTGGCGATTGGGATAATGTTCTTAATCAACTGGAAATATGCATTGACTGGTGCAAGCCCGGCGGGTATATTGTATGCCGAGCAAGACTGAATGACCATACTGAACTTAATCTCAAGAAGGGCTTTGTGCAATATGGTTGGAAAGTTGAAGATATATACACTGCGACTGAGATTTTTTCAGACAAAGTAGAATTATATCGTGAACCTGTAGTGGAAACAGCAGCAGGTGGCGCCAAGAGAATCAACGGCAATCATGGATCACCTGATCATGATAGAAAAATTAATTTAGCAGTCTGGTATTGGAAACACAAATGAAATGGTTTCGTGAAGCCAGGCATCATTTACAAGTAGAAACTGGTTGGGGATACTGGTATCATCTCTGGCACAGCATCAAAAATAGTTGGGCATTAATAAAGATCGCCTTAATGAGCCTAATACATGGACTGTTGCCATGGATATGGAAGGCAGACGCACCAAAAGGTGTGATTAAGATGTATCATCAAATTATGCGTATTCAGCATATCAAAGAGATGGACACACTTAGGAAAAATTCAAAAAATGAACGATACAGAGATACAACTACTGACCCTACTGAATAGTTATGGGGACATTATTGAACTTGATTGGGAGTTTGATGCAAATGGTATCATATCAGATTTAAAAAATCTAAAATGGGAACAAGGACCTAACGGAAAGTCAGGACTTAATCTAACTGGGCCACCAAGTGGACTTGACTTGGAACATGAAAAAAAGCATGACGCATATCAAGTACCCAATCAAAATTTAAATTCATGCACTGGATTGGTTCCTTTTTTCTCTAAGTGGGAAAAGTTAGCAAGATGTCGGGCAGTTGAGTTACAAGCTGGTAGCTTTTTTGGTATGCACCGCGATGCTCACAAAATGCGCCCCCAAATGAGAATTTTTATTCCACTCAATAAAACAGATGTACACCAATGGAATTTTGTCTATAATACTGAGTTACATCATTTTAAACCTGCAAAAGCCTATATACTAAATACTCGCAAGCAACATGGCAGTTTTGCTATGGTAGATGGAATTTATCATATATTAATGAGCGTTTTCATAACAGAAGAAAATATCAAAACAGTACAAAATATGTTGCCCAACTGCAAGGAACATTGATATGAAAATATGCATTATCGGAGGTGGCACGACGGGATGGTGGGCAGCTGGATATCTAGAGCATAATTTGCCAGATTGTGACATTACACTAATAGAAAGCTCTGATATACCTATCATTGGAGTAGGCGAAAGCACCTTGCCAATGATCAAGACTTTTTTTGACAGCTTTGGTATGGATGAAGATTCCTGGATGTCAAAATGTGATGCAGTATACAAATATGGAAATATAAAGCAAGGCTGGACTGATAAAGATGACGATGAGTTCGCCTTTACGTTTTGGCATAATGACAACGATGCATTTGATAATTGGTATCAGAAATATAAATCTGGCGAGGTAGACAAGAACAATATTAATGATGCACTGTACCACAAAGAAGGCTGGAGTGCTGTTGCATATCATTTGCATGCTGAAGCCGCTGGACGTATTGTTAAAGACAACTGTAAACGTGTCACACATATTATACAAACGTTAGACGAGCTTCCTTCAGGGTATGATTTGTACATAGACTGTACTGGATTTCGTCAACAGTTTGTTGTAGATAAAACACAAGACGAGATATCAAATTATCATTTAGTAAACAGTGCTTGGGTTTGTCCTTTTGAATTAGACGAAGATGTTCCTTATACTCGCAGCATTGCACGTGATCATGGTTGGCAATTTAAAATTGGGCTGACAAGTCGTGTTGGAACAGGTTATGTTTATAGTAGTGATCATGTTAGTCATGAACAAGCACTCGATGATTTTAAAAAGTATACTGCACATCTAAATCCATATATGAATAAAGAGCCACGTAATATTACCTGGAAACCCAATTGGTTGCAAAACCCTTGGAGTGGTAATGTAGTGGCAATTGGATTGAGTCAGGGATTTATTGATCCTCTTGAATCAAATGCATTGTTTATGATACAACATGGCATAACGGCATTAGCAGAGTGTATCAAACGAGGTAATAACTCAAAATTATACAACCGCATGATGAGAAGAACCTGGCGTGAAAATAGTGATTACATACTGCATCATTATGGATTAAGTTCACGTACTGATACATCGTTCTGGAGAGAGTATGCTGATTTAGACATGAGCCAAACGGTGTGGGATCATTACTCAAAGACTGGAAACAAATATACTAATTTGTATCCAGATGCCATATGGGCAACCTTGGCATTATATTATGAAGAGTTCAAACATTATGAAAAAAAATAAAGGCGTAAATTACTATTCCGGAGACAAGGTTAAAGACTTGGCTGATGCAATGGTTGAGAAAGAAGTCATTGTTGGCGAAACGCACATTGACAGCAATTATGAAGATGAAATGTATAGTGCTGAACAAATGGAACGACATGACAAGATGGATAACATCTTTAAGGTAGACAACAATCCAAGTCGTTGGGATCATAATAAAACTAGAAGTACTTGGCACTTTGATCCATTTGAAGATCCCAATGAGCAGTCATTTGTAGTACCTTGTAGGTTTGAGGGAGATTATTCTGAGGCTATTGCGTATGCATTAAAGCAAGCTAAAGAAATGACAATTGGCAACTACCGAAGTAGAAATGACAGTAAACAAGATGCTGACTTGCATGATGGTGAAATACTGGATGTCAAACGTGCCACTGGCAAAGACGATCTTAGTAGTATGTATTATGATAAAATTGCAAGGACAAAATTCAACAAAGAGACTGGCAAAAAAGAAGTAATTGAAAATCGTATACCAGAGTATGAAATATTTTTTAAAATTATTGAAGAATTAGGCGTAGATGTTCACCAGAGTAGATTGCATATCCAACGACTAGGCCAGGTTACGCCTATTCACATTGATCAACAGATGCGATATGCTCGTCCTGGTTGGCAAAAGGTATGGCAAGATGCTGGAGCAGACAAGAACCCTCTTATGTTACGTAGGTTCCTTATACACCTACAAGATTGGGAAATGGGACACGTGTGGCAATTCGGTAATACCTATCATCAGGGATATAAAGCAGGAACTGTTACTACTTACGATTGGTGCAATATGCCTCACGGTACTGCAAACTTTGGATATACTCCAAGAGTAACATTTCAAATCACTGGGTTTGTTAGTGAGAAATGCCAGTGGATGATTGATAATCCCGATCCCGATAGAGTAATCAAATTATGAATTCACAAGATTATCAGGATTTTAAAACAAAAAATTTTCCGGCCATTGTAAAAGAAGATCGTATTCCTGGAGAAACTGTGCTATACTATGGCAAGGACCAAAAGGAAAAAAGCACAATACCTGAAAGCATGAGCTTGCATTTAAAGCCAGACACTGATTGGAATCAACACACTATAGAATACACGTGGAACAGTCTAGGATATCGAGGACCGGAACCAGACTATTCAGCTAAACACAAGATACTATTTGCTGGTGGTAGTTTACTAGTAGGGTGTGGATTGCCGTTGGAAGGCATTATACCAGAACTTATTGTACAGCATTATGGTGCTGATTACTTAAATATTAGTGATTATGATAGTTTAACCGCGCTAGTGGATCCGTTGCGTGATGTTGGTGTAAATTATGATCCTGATATTGTAATTATTGGTGATACTCGGTTTGTTGCAGAAAACAACTGGCTTATGGCTTATATTAAAACTAATTTAAAGCGTGGAAATCTAAATATAGGAAACCAAGAACCCCAATTTTTTAATGAAACATTTAACAAGACTAATAATGACATCTTAAAAATATTTGAAGGCTATGTAAATCACTTGTTTCCGCGGGCAAAGGTAATATTTCTAATTGCTCCTAGAAAGAACTTTAAATTTGAAAACGATATAGAAAACAAAGTAACTATTACCCGTGATATGATGATTGATTTATCTAGAGATGATGTACATCCAGGTTTTAAAACACACCAAGTAATAGCACAGAAACTTATAGAAGCAATTGATGAAAAATAAACAATATATATTCTTAACAGGTGTACCTGGAAGCAGATGGGGAAGAATTGAAAACATGTTGTATAAAACATGCGACATAGTGGACACTAGTTGTAAACTTCCTTACCACCAGGATTTGCCCAGCCACGGAACACAGCACATATATACATTCTGGGGACCATATCACCAGCACGGCGAAGGCTTTGACAGATTGGACCTACTGGGTCCAGAACGAGTTATGGCAGAAATTGATACTGCGTATGACGATGATGATGACCGTCCAGTTAGAATTATACGTTGTCACTGGTTCAGTTATCAGTTGGATTGGATTGCAGAGAATATGCCATGGGTTGATATCCTAATGGTGTTACGGGAACCTGAAATGAGCTACAGATGGTGGCATGAAAGCGGTGGATGGGATATCAGCTATCCCAATTATACTTGGTACGGTAGTGACACTGTGTTGCGTCGCCAGATTGATGTTGAAACAAAACTTATGACCAAGTTTATCCGCGAACAAGGGCTCCGTATAGATTTTAATCTCAGTCAACCAGAAAAGTGGCTTGAGACACACATGCCAGAAGTAATGTATGAAATAAATAGTAACATAGACATTAATCCACTTGACAACACCCTGTGGCCTGTGTTATACAAAGGTAGTAATAATGAAAGTATTAATTAGCACAAGAACATTAGATAGTCCAGGCGGCTTTAGATTTGACGCTTTTGAGCGTGGCTTCTATAGCATGTTTCGAGAACATGAGACCACTGCGCTAATTAATAAAAAGAATCAAAACTTCCAAAAATTAGCAGTAGAACATGATCTACTGGTTCTTAGCGGAGGTGACGATCATCCACAGCGATTGGTTACAGAAATAGAAATGATTAAGCAGTTTAGACTGCAAGGAAAGCCGATATTGGGAATCTGTCATGGCGCATTTCTGCTAACACAATTAATGGATGGAAAATGTGAATCCGTTGAGGGACATAGGCGTACCGAACACACTGTTTGGTATAAATACGAACAGCGCATAGTAAATAGTTACCACGGTAGCGCAATTACTATGGCTCCCACCGATGCAAAGGTCCTTGTGACCGACGACAACGGGTTTATTGAGTCGTGGCAGTTAGAAAACGTCATGGCTGTTGTCTGGCATCCAGAACGAGATCTCGATAATCATTGGGTACCAGACGAATTTCAAGATATCTTAAAAACTTTAAAGGAGTCAAAAAAATGACAATGACAGGTAAAGAATTTGTTGCACACGTTGCAGCCACTATTGAACCACTATTCCGTGCTTCAGAAATCCAAACACAAGCGTATTTCCGTAACCAACCGGATCTAGATGAAGCGATCTTTCACTTCAAACGCCGTATGTTTAACGAACGTATGAACATCGTAGAAATCTCAAAAACACTTGCAGATATGCCAGCATCAGCTGATCCAACTCAGCTAAAGCTACTAGCAAAGCAAGTACTTGACGAAGCGAAGCATTACGACATGGTTAAGAATGTAATTGAATATCTTTCAGGTGAAGCATTTTCAGACCAAGAACTAGAAGCAGAATTTGCATGGCAGATGGACGAAAAGAACATCAAAGCAAAAGGTGCATCACTATTTGAAGAAATTGGTGGTCATGAATCAGAGCTAATGGCAGCAGTATACCAGTTCGTAGCTGAAGGTCGCGCAGGTCGCGTATGGAATGCAATGGCAACATCAATTGCAGATCCAATCGTATCACGCACATACGCTAAAATTGCTAAGGATGAGACATTCCACTCACACATCGGCGCACGTACACTAGAGCGTCTAGCAGTGACAGAAGAAGCACAGGCAGCAGTACTAGCAGTAATTCCACAAATGACAGAGCGCATGTACTGGATTAACTGCATGGGTACAGAAGCTACACGTGAAGCAGCAGCTCTTGTAGAAGGCGCATATGGTCATGATCTTGGTGAAGACAAAATGGCTGAAATGGGCAAAACATGGTTCGAGCCAAAAGGTGAGCTAGTGGATTGGGTACCAACTCCACGTGGTCAGTTCGAACAAGAAGAATCAGCAGTTGACAACTTCGCACAATAAGTGTTATAATATTGGGGAGAGTAGGGAAACTTACTCTCCCTTTTTTAATGGATTGGGTTATGACAGATTATAATAAACGTATATGGTTTTGTGGAATACCAGGCAGTAAATGGAGTGGCGTAGATATTCAACTACGCAAAGCACTTCCAGCAGACACCACTGACGAAACTCCAGACAGAATTTTCTATCATCGTGTAAACACGCCAGGCGATACAAACAATGGGCACCGCGGTGCATATTGGGGGCCAGGAATGGGTTGCGGCGAAGATTGGACAGACTTTAATCATATTGAAAAACAAAAACTACTAGATGACATTGACGAAGTGTTTACTGGTGAAGGTTATAAAATTGTTAAAAGTCACTTCTTTGCAAGACAGTTTAACCTAGACTATATTTGGAATCATTTTCCGGGTGATTACATGATGCTATTGTACCGTGAGCCACAAGCTAGCTTTAGTTGGTGGGCAAATGTAATGGACTTTGGTGAAGATCATTTCCCAGATTACACTCCGGGTTATAAAGACTACAATACGATGCGCCCAAGACTATATGAAGAAAATTCCAAGATGCTAGACTTTGCTATGAGGAAAAATATGCAGTTCGAGCATTGGAACCCGAATATTACACTTCGTAAAATTCCAGGATTTAATCCGTTGGTTGCAGCAGAATTCCAAAAGTGGCCAGATGATTTATACATGGCCATCGCGGAGATTCCAAGTGCCTAAACTACCGGAACATATCACCACGGGTTTTTACCATAATGAAATGCACAATGCATACCACTCTACCGATCAGATGGATACATTTGCAGAACAGATAAATTCATATAGTCCGTCATTGGTTATTGATGCTGGGTGTGGTATGAATATATGGAAAGATTCTATTGACAATGTTATTGGATTTGATAGGTTTCCAGGTGGCGACTTTATTGGGTCATTTGATGACTTTGACTCACAAGTATCGCCCAGTTCAGCAGACTTTGTTTTTTGTCTTGGAAGTGTCCACAATATTGAAGATATGTCAAACTCAGTACAATGTATACATGACAAGATAGCACTAGTACACAAGTGGCTGAAACCAGGGGGGATTGCAGTAATGCGAGTACGTAGCGATGTCGAGGAATTGTATCAGCTTAATCAAGATACTCCACGTCGTCCTGATTTGTACTCTTGGAGTATTTCAGACATTTCAACTTGGACACAGGAATTTAATTTTAATATAATCAAACCAATTGAATTGAGACAGGTATTGTTGAGTAATATTTCATATAACGACTTGATTAAATTCAGAGAAAAGTTTAAAAATCACATTGATGTATTATCCACGATTGAAAAAGAAATCGCCTGCCGCTATAATCAAGAGATAGCCAAAGTACCCGTTGTTATGAAGGGCTGGTATATTTGGTGGTGGCGAAAGAAATAAATTGAAAAGAAACTTATTATGAAATCACCATTTAAATCTCCCTACCATTTTGATAAATTTCGTATTGACCAGGAAGGCGAATACAGCAAAATCATTGGTGTATTTCAAGGCGACTGGCAACAGGACATTTTGAATGCCCGTGAGATTGGAGTAAAGCCGCAGGCTTACAATAAACAAGAATACGGGCATGCTGCCAATCCAGCCAGCGAAGGTCACAAGCAAGAAGATGCAGACAATCCACATGGTAAGCCTGACGCAGTTATGTTTTCCAAGATGAACTTCGATAAACACCCTGGCGCTTGCCCAGTGTTTGAAAAGATTGTAGACTTTCTTCAATTTGATACAAGCAAGAAACTAACACAAAAATTTAATGATCAATTACCCAACCAACAGCTCATGTTTCATATTGACAACCTTCCAGGACAACCACGCAAGGACCGGGTAATTGACAATCCAGAATTTATGCACTCAGATCCAAACAAGATACGCTTCTTGATCCTCATGGAAGATTGGGAGCCAGGACAAATGGTTCAATTTGGTAATAAAATTTACACGCAGTGGCGTGCTGGTACGGCAATTACATGGGAATGGAGCACCTTGCCACATGCAACATGGAATGGTAGCTGGTCAAAACGTGGAGCATTACAGCTTACTGGTGCCGCATCTCCAGCAACTTGGGACATTGTTCGCAATGGATCAATAGACAAAATTTACACTGTATAAATAGCAGTATATAATGGAGCAGACGAACTTGCTCAAAAGGAAACCACAAAAATGTCAGAACATAATTTTCCATCGGATACTTTTTGTATCTTACCATGGATTCATCTATCAACAAGACCAGACGGCAGTATGCGAGTGTGCTGTACCGCAAATGCATCTAGTGTCGGCGCCACCAATGATAAAGAACATGGTGGGCGTATTGGCGTAGTTAAAACAGAAGACGGTCGCCCCGCTAACCTGAACAACAGTGATTTGAACAGTGCCTGGAATAACACATATATGCGAAGTGTTCGTAAAATGATGTTAGCAGGAGAAAAGCCACCTTCATGTATGAAATGTTATAAAGAAGAAGACGCCGGACACCGCAGTAAGCGGCAATGGGAAAGCGAATACTGGGCTAACAACGGTATTGACATTGATGAGCTAGTAGATCAGACATTTGAGGATGGAAGCACTAACAGTAAACTAAGATACATTGATATTCGTATGGGTACTAAATGCCAACTTGGATGTATCATGTGTAGTCCACATGACTCCAGCGGCTGGGTTAAAGATTGGCAAGGTCTGTATCCGCAAATTACAAATGAATCATTAAAGCAAACTATGAACTGGGATGCAAAAGGTAAAACATTTGGCGCAAGCTATAACTGGCATAAAGACAATCCAGTATTTTGGGAACAATTTTACGCCCAAATTCCACATATGCGTCAATTATATTTCGCAGGCGGCGAGAGTACTGTTATTGAAGAACATTACGAGATACTAGACAAAGTTATCGAAATGGGCTACGCCGGTGAGATGGAAGTGCGCTATAATTCAAATGGTATTGAATTGCCAGATCGTTTACTAGAGCAATGGAAGCACTTCAAGAAGGTACGTTTCCACTATAGTATTGACAGCATTGGTGATATGAATGACTATATCCGTTATCCAAGTAAATGGGAACACCAGTTAGCAATGTTTGAACGCTTGGATACCAAAACATCAAACAACGTAGAGATTACAATTGCCTGTGCTGTTAATGCACTAAACATTCACTACATTCCAGACTTCCTAAAATGGAAGCTAACAGAGAGTGGACTAAAGAAAACAAACATGTGGCCATTCGGTGCTGGTGGTATTAACTATCACTTTGTGTACTGGCCAGGGCATTTGAATGTTAAGGTATTGCCTGATGAATTCCTGGACAAAACAGAAGCCAAATACGAAGAATTTATCGAGTGGTGGAAAGCTAATTGGGAATTGGGTGTTCCAAGTTGGCACAAAGGCAAAGTGTCTTATGAAGACTGGGAAAACGCTAGTTATGGTATCAAGCGATTGCGTGGTATGATTAATTTCGCCCGTAGTGAAGATTGGAGCCAACGCTTGCCAGAATTCCGTGAATACATCACAAGGCTAGACGAAATGCGTGGTACAGACTTCCGTGCCACATTCCCTGAAATGGGTTATTTGCTAGACGAACCAATAGAGGATAAAGAATGATTTATATTTTAGTAGCTTTAAAGGGCGAATTACCAGAGCACAATTTAGACCCAGAAACATACAAAGTATGGTACACTGGTGTTGGGAAAGTAAATGCTGCAATGTTTGCATCATTGGCATCTATTCAATCAGATTGTGAAAGTATCATTAACTATGGCACAGCAGGCGTGTTAAATGCCGAACTTGCCGGTAAAATGAATATCGTAGGCAAAGTGGTTCAGCGCGACATGGATGCCCGCCCCCAAGCAGCACTAGGCGTAACACCTTTTGAGAAGACTGGTATGGAATCTGAAATTATATTAAACAACAGTAGTATTACATTAAGCACTGGAGATAATTTTGTAACTTCAACACCTGAGCTTGAGAGCGATTTAGTTGACATGGAAGGTTATGCAATTGCAAAAGTAGCAAAGCATTTCAGTAAATCTGTATTGATGCTAAAGTATGGCAGTGACATGGCAGATGCAGATGCACCAAAAACCTGGGAAGAAAATCAAGCCAACGGCGCACAAGAATTTTTAAAATATTTAAGAGCATTAGAAGCTAAAGAATAATTATGGAAAAAGAGAACGGTTTTTGCGCACTACCATTTGTACAATATAGCACATATAACGGCGGACGTTATAGATTATGTTGTATGGCCAAAGAGCCTGAACAATTAGTTGATCAAGAAGAGCTTGGTATTGCAGGAACATGGAATCACGAATACATTAAAGATGTTCGCAAGCGCATGACATCAGGTGAATGGTTGCCTGAGTGTGTGGAGTGCCAACATCTAGAACGTAACGGAATCGTCAGTTCACGACAGTGGGAAAATAAGCAATGGACTGATGTTATCGACGAGGTAGTAGCGTCTGCCTCAGTCAACGAATGGGAGGTCCCACAGCCTCTTCAATTCGATTTCAGGCTAGGCAATTTGTGTAACCTACAATGTCAAATGTGCAATAAAGAAGCATCGCATCTGGTGAGTGTCGAGCGAGGCGCAATGGTTAGCAAAGGACTGGGGTCCAACCACCCTGACTGGTATGACAATGAAGCTGATAAGAAAAAAGCCATCTTGCAGCCTGGAATAGACTGGACGAGCTTCGAGGAGATGTTAGAGGGAGCTCGAAAAATAAAAATAATTGGCGGCGAGCCGACGGTAGCACCTGACATGTTTCGGTTGCTAGACGCCGCAGTAAAATCCGGACACGCTAATCACATCGAGCTTTCATTTTACACAAACATAACCAATATGCAGGACAAATGGTTAGATCAATTGAGTAAATTTGAACGAGTGATTGTAAACTGCTCACTGGAAGGCATGGGCGCAATGAACGACTATTTGCGTCCGCCTTCCAAGTGGGATTCTGTATGGCAGAAGTTTGACAAACTGGTAAAGTTTTCAAATACAAAACAAGGCAAACGTATCAAAGTACGAGTGACCACGGTTAACCAAATTACAAACGCATTGCACATCACAGATTTCTGGCGCTTTATGCATGACTATCAGATGACAAGCGACAGGGGAATTGGCATGAGCACCAATCAACTAATTGAGCCGCACTATTATAGTATGGCACACGCTCCGCAATGGTTAAAAGATGAACAAGAAAAACAAATACTAGAGTTTTTAAACAGTATTAGTAATAGTCCACACTTGGAAGATTATGAAGAGCCTTTAATGGAAATTATTAATTTTGGTAAAGATCCTGAGCACCAGTATAATCCTTCTATTATGAAGCAATATGCGGATATCACAGAAAATTATGATATATTTCGTGGACACAATGTCATGGACGTTGCCCCTGAATTTAAAAGAATTAAGGATGAATTATGAAGTTTGGATTTAAGAGTTACAACAGTTGGGATCCATTAAAAAAAGTTGTAGTGGGCAGTGCATTTACCAGTGGCTGGTTTAATGATCACCCAGATCCCTTAGTAAGAGATGCAATGACAAAAGTCAATGAGGAAACTCGTGAGGACTTAGACAACCTAGCACATGTACTACAGGAGCGTGGAGTAGAAGTTTATCGTACTCCCGATCAAACATTAGATCACGGCAAAGTTATGCACAGTGTTGCAGAGTATATGGATCAGACTGGTGAAATACCCAAGTGTCGTATGAGTCCACGTGACGAGTTTATTGTGCTGGGAGAAAATTTAATTATGGGACGCCCGGGCAATGGATATCCAATGTGGTGTGATCCAAAGTTTGATTTATTTGAACCTGCACCCTGGGCTGGATGTGAAGATGTATTGGACGTATGTTGGGATAAAGACAGTCCTTGGCACATTAGCCATTTTGATATGCAGGATGATGAAAAGCCACGTTTCGATGGTCCTTGCATGGTTAGAACAGGCAGAGACATTACCGTTGATGTACAAATTAAAAATGCAGCCGGACACACGTTTTGTGACAGGTGGCTGCAAGCATATAATCAAGAGTTTGGATATAATTTCCGCGGACATAAAGTTCGCTTTGGTAGACACAGTGATGGCTTAATGAGCATTCCACGCCCTGGCGTTATACTTAGTAGTGTAGCAGTTACTGACTATGAAAATACATATCCAGGCTGGACTGTCATTAGAGCTCCCAAACCTAAAAATGAATACATTGAAAAGTTTTGGGATATAAAAAACAACAGCAAGTATATTGATGACAATGGTTTCATGCACAAAAAATATTGGGTTGCTGGAGAAGAAGGCAACGCCGCACTAACTGAGTTTATAAAAGTACACATGAATAAAAATGTTGGATATGCGTATGAAACAAACTTCGATGTAAACACCCTGAGCATTGATGAGAATACTGTACTTACAAGCGGCTACAATGCACAGGTGGAAAAAGATCTAAATAAACTAGGTATAGAAGTTATTGTTACACCAATGCGTCACAGATATTTCTGGGATGGTGGCATTCACTGCAATACTCTTGACCTGTACAGAGACGGTGAAATGACTGACTTGTTCCCAGAGCGTAGTGATGTTGGATTGGATTTTGGATCACCTTATGACGATGGTATGGCACAAAAAGACAACAATAGAGATTTATAAATCAATATATGTCATATGGTTCTGATATTCATAATATTCAGCCATTGTTGCTTCAGCTAAATTTAAAAAACTAGGTTGCCGATTTCGATTAAAAACGATATCGGCAATTTCTTTATAATTTTTGTCAGTAACCATCACTGTTCCTAAATTATGAAATACACCACTGGGTATAATATTTACCTTGTCAAACTTTTTGTTTAATTTTTCCAATTGTGGCTTCCAATCACCCCGCCAGTCAGTATGGCATATATTATATGCTCCCTGCCTCCACAACCATGCCTCTGTTAAGTTTCCCATACGTGGGCCAAGTTTGGCATAATGCTTGTCACTGTGTGCATCATTTACAATTAACCAAGCCTCGGCGTCTGGTTTATAATGTGCAATTGTACGGTGGCGCTTCTTGCCCACTCTAAACAATATACTGCGTTTACGTTCAGTTAGCTCAGGCACATTGTGCCAACTCCAAGGCGATGCGTCCAGGCTGTAAAATAGATTTGGTTTACATGGTATTTGTTCTATGACATTTAAGTTTTCATCCAAAATCCTCACGCCCTGATAGTTGTCATCAAAGTATATCTGGCATGTTATTAACCAACGGAAGTTTTTTAAGTCGTTGTGTATTTCAAGACTACTGCCAGGTTCATCCATGTGAAAGTTAACATAGTGATGATCATGCTTGGGTTCACAACCTAAATGTTTTTCCTTTAAGATAGGCAGTACAATGTCATGTATATGATCTAAAAAGTCCTGCTCTTGTACTGGCGCACTATAATTGCCATCCAAACTTGCTTCATGTTCGCTTGCTTGTGGATTAGCACAGTGTGACATAATATGTTCTACTGGATAATTTTCATTATATCTATTATAGAACTTCTCTGGTAAAAAGTTTGGTATCTTACAAATCACGTATGCGATCCACCATACATAATTCTGGATGCTGTAAACTATTGTTTAAAATATCCGCTTCAAAACATTGTAATTTTGTTCCAAATACAATTTGGTGTGTTATCCACTGTGCATTAAAGAACCAAATATCACCTGGATCGAATGTAATATAATGAAGGGGGTGGTGAAACTGGTCCCATTTCTGATCATTCCACACGCAACGGTTTCGCATTTCAGTAATAAATTTGTGTACGTCATTTTTGTCTAATTCCTCTAAGTTAAATTCGTCTTTGTATTGCATGTACATCTGTTCCAAGTCAGGACCAAATGACAACACCCGTGGGCGTTTTTTGTCCAACTGCACAAACATGCGTATTTGCTGTTCATTTCCAGTGTGTTGCTCGTCTAGTTCATCTAAATGCAATTTATTTTCTACTAGCGTATTGTAGCGATGACTTAGCATGCGTTCAGTGGTATTATACCTTGGAAATAGTCGGTCGAATATTTCGTTCCAGCCAGCCTGTGACTGCTTGTGCTTTTTGTGAAAAATATCTATTTCACCACCTGTCCATCCGCGCTCCGTCCTCAAACGTTCTCTTTTTTTAATATGACTATTATACCAAGGCATAATCCATTTGTTGTCTTTGATTGTCCAATCTGGCAAGTTGTCATAATACTCATAATCAAGATTAGGTATAGTTAAGTTTTTTATAACAACTGGCCAGCCACTCTCAAAGGCAGCATATAGTTTTTCATTGTCGTCAAGATCATCTTTATTGGCATCAAAAACATTGACAATAAAGTCTTTTCCTGCTATAGTGTCTTTAGCAATGCGTGTCATCTTTACTCCATTAACTGTGTAGATAAATATATTTATGCCATATGATAACACATATTCTGGATTAAATCAAAACTTTATTCACCATAGAAAACGAATAAATCTTGAAGCAAGTACACGATGTCCATTATTGTGTCCTGGTTGTTCCAGAACTCGCGATGTATTGGAAATGGATGGGCATTATAGAACTTGGGAAATTGGAGACATGGATATGGAGATATTTAAGTTATTGGTAAGACCAGAGAACGGATTAACAGCAATAACATATAACATGGCATTGAGTGATCCAATATATAGTGGCACACTGTTTGAGCAAATAAAGTATTTAAATTCACTGAAGCGGCGCCCGATTATCCAGATGTCTACCAATGGAAGTGGAAAAAGTATCAAATGGTGGCAAGAATTTGCCAGTCTGCTTGGTCCAATGGACTTGGTGGAATTTGCAGTAGATGGTCTTGAAGATACAAATCACATATACCGTGTGAACGCCAAATGGGATAGTATAATCACTGGCATTAAAACATTACGGGCAGGTTGGCCAGGAAGATTAAATTGGAGATATATTGTTTTTGAACATAACTATCATCAAGTTAAACAGGCCCAACAGCTTGCTAGTGATCTAAAGATGAATAAGTTTCATATTTTAATAGGTGATGATAGAACTCCTAAAAATATGAAACTCAAAAGTAGATCATGGGAAGAATTATTAAATGATATATCCTAAGTGCAAAGACACAAACCCAAATAAAATGGGAAATTCCATGGGATGCAGATCTGATGGCACGATTATACCTTGTTGTTACTTTGGTAGCCAACGTGCTTTTGATCAGTTAGTAGAGTTACTGGGAGATGATATCAAAAATATTAATCTTAAATCTGGCAGGACCATTGCTGAAATAAATAAGAGTGAAGAGTATAAGAAGATAGAAGACACGTGGAATTCAAAAACACCACTGCAGGCATGCCTGGTAGCCTGTTCAAATCCTGAACATATCTTGGACGAAGATACCGGCTCGTCTGGAGCAAAACAAACCAAAAGAGATCTTAAATGAAACCAGTAAACGTATGGAGCGAATTTCAACCGCTCAAAAAAGTGGTGCTAGGAGCACCATTTCCACCAGAAACATTTGATTGGAACGAGGACGAAGAAACTCGTCGTGTAATGCGACAGATTTTCGAAGAGACTGCCGAGGACATTGCGGTACTAGAGGGGATATTAAAGGACAGAGGCATCGAAGTGGTGCGTCCAAAGAATATATTTACAATCACTGGTGAAGAATCAATTCAATTACCATGGATGCATTGTGGCTTTCCGAACCATCCGTTAATGCCACGTGATACGTTAATGCCATATGGCGAAACTATATTTGAATTGTTTACGGGTAGCGATAATCGCTACTTTGAGAATCTTGCCTATTACGACCATTGTAGTAAATGGTTTGGTGAAGGAGCAGGATGGGTTAGTATGCCGGGCGTAATGGTAGAGAGCGGCAAAAAATATGACTACTTTGTGGATAACCGTCGAGTACTTTATCATGCGGCTAATATGATAAAGTGCGGAAACCATGTGCTGTTTAGCCAGCCTTATGAAGGCGACAATAAACGTGGTAAAGGTACGGTGCTGGGCCGTGAGTGGATTCAACGTGAAATAAAGTTGCGATATCCTGACACAAAATTTTTGGACATTCCAGTAGGAGGACATATCGACGGGAAAATTGCTCTACTAGCGCCTGGTGTGCTAATGACTTGGAACAAGAATTGGGTTCCAGAAGAAATGAAAAACTGGCATATCATTGAAGTTGATGATGATCATGACATGCCAGCAGACTTTCAAAATACTCGAAAGAGACGCTTCTACAAAGAGTATGTAGAGCGTTGGTTAAGCCATTGGGTAGGATTTGCTGACGAAAGTGTATTTGACGTTAATGTGCTATCTCTAGATGAGAAGACAGTTATCTGCACCGGTTATAACAAGCAGGCTTTCGCTGAAATGGAAGCTAACGGCATCGAACCTATCCTTTGGCGCTTCCGTCACCAATATTTCTGGGACGGCGGCATCCATTGTCTAACAAGTGATATCGTCAGAGAAGGCGACTGTGAGGACTATATGTAATGCAATGGGAACGTATCGTCAATAAGCTGCAATTTGATTTAACTACGTATTGCAATGCTTCGTGTGGAGGCTGTGTACGAAATCAAGATGGTGGCCCAGTGCAACCATGGCTTAAAATGTCACACTTCGATGTAGATGTCTGGAATAGAATGTTTTCTGAAGATACTCGTGGCTGGGCTATTGCCGAATTAGTACTAAATGGTAGTTGGGGTGATGCAATGATGCATCCAAAAATCGAACAGATGATGGAAACGTTTACCCAGTATCACCCCGAATCACGTATATCAATAGCAACAAATGGATCAATAAGATCCACTGACTTTTGGTCAAGATTTGCCAAGGTTATGAATTGGAGCCGTGGTCACATGATGCAGTGGGCAGTTGATGGATTAGCCGATACCCATAGTCTTTATAGGCGTGGAACTGACTTCAATAAAATTATAGACAATATCCAGGCATTCAATAACGCAGGCGGCCAAAGTAAAATGATTGTGACATTATTTGATTATAATGTGCATCAGATTACACAATTAGAGCAGCTGGCTAAAGACACTGGGTGTACGAACTTTGAACTGCGCTGGAGCCATAACCCGCATATGATATTCAGACATGATGATAATCCTTATGAAGTCGCAATGTCCAAGGAAATTGCTGAATATCAAAAGCAATTTCCTTCACATAGGAATCATGACAACGCACGTGACTCAGATCAATATGATTTAATGTTTGACAAACAAGCACAGCATAACACTAAATGCCCGTGGTACAATAATAACATGGTACAAATTACACCCTGGGCTACAGTTATTCCGTGTTGCCACATTGGATCAATATATCATAATAAAAAAGCAGGAATACTCACTGATGCAGAAAGCTGGCCTCACATAACTTCAACAAATAACTTACACGATCACTCGCTTGGGGAAATACTAAGTAACCGTTGGTTTAATCAAATATTGCCAGACAGTTTAGATGATGGCGGATGGTCCATTTGCAAAAAGCAATGTGGGGTTAGCTGATGGATTGGAAAACAATTGATAGTATGCAAATAGACTTAACCAGCTATTGCAATGCCCGTTGCGGCGCATGCACTCGAAATGAATTTGGCGGCGCAACAGTAGAAGGACTAAGTTTAAATCATTTTGACACTGCTATCTGGGAAAGAATATTCACGCAGGACTTGAAAGATCACAATGTGAATAGTATAACATTTAATGGAATGTGGGGCGATCCGGGTATGCATCCGCATCTTCCTGAAATGCTAACAGTTTTGCATAATAGTCATCCAGAAACAATTATTACTAGTTTGGCGACAAATGGTGGTACTCATACTCCTGAATGGTGGGCTAGGTTAGCAAAAAGTTTAAGTGCATTTAAATATCATCGTGTTGATTTTGCATTTGATGGACTTAATGATACTCATGAGATATACAGGCGGCGAGTAAGTTATGAAAAGCTAATGGCCAATGCAACTGCCTTTATTGAAAACGGCGGACGGGCCGCCTGGATTATGACAGTATTTGATCACAACCGCCACCAACTAACAGAGGCACGTGCATTAGCAAAGAGTATGGGATTTTCTACTTTCCGTAGTCGACAAAGTAATGCCAGTAATATTAGAGTAAGTGATGGTGATGAACAATACGAGATTACAACTAATAATGTGCAAAAGCAAGACTTTGATAATGAAACATTTTTAAGTGAATCACCGTTTATCGATCGTACAAGAGACAGCGGCTGCCCTTGGTATGACACGTTTAAAGTACAATTAGATCCCTGGCACAAGATTTGGCCATGTTGTCACATAGCTGCACAAAGTTTAACAGATCAGTATGTAAAAGTTATTGATCCAATTACTGGTGAAAAGATACGTGTTAAAGAGTTTGCAATGCAACAGGAAGTATATGACCAAGTTGACGACAAAGATTTTAACAATCTAGAAAATCATTCATTTTTAGATATTTTAAATCACGATTGGTACCAGAACAAACTGAGTACCAGAATTAAAAATAAAGATTTATTCATATGTCAGAGAACATGTGGAATAAACGGAGAAGCGGCAAAATTTAATGTATAGAAATAAATTTTTAGATAGAACTGATATGCCAACCTGTTTGGCTCCTTGGCATGCACTGACTATCAAATGGGGCGGCAATGTTATCCCTGATATTATTTACAAGGGTAAATTAGGTAACATTAATAAAAATACACTGAAAGAAATTATTGATGGCGAAGCAATGAAAGATTTGCGTCGCAGTCATCGTGATCGTGTAATACCGGACGTATGCCAAAACTGTGCTAAAAAAGAAAAAAGTGGACGCAGTAGGCGTATGTTTTTCTGGGACAAAATTGACTATGATGTGCGTGTGCAAGCAAAGAATTTACAAGTAGAAGACATTCCAGACATTCGTTATCTAGATTTTACAGTAAGCAACAAATGTAACCTAGCATGTATTCACTGCAATCCATTTGTATCAACAGCATGGACAAAAGACGGCAAGAAGTTAAACAAAGAAGCACCTGAGTATGGGGAAAATACTCCTGTGGGATTTCACGGTGCCAAAGTTAGTTTTATGGATAACTTGTTTGCTAATCCAGAATATTTCCGCAACTTACAATGGGTAGCGCTGCGTGGCGGTGAGCCACTGTATGACGAACGTTGTTTAGAGATTTTGCAGTGGTTTGTAGACAACAATCTCAGTCACAATATTATGTTAGATATTTCAACTAACGCAACTGTGTTTAATGATGAATTCCGTATTTTATTTGCTCAATTTAAGCATGTGGAATTAATGGTAAGTGTTGAGGCAACTGATGAACTGTACAGCATTGTACGAGGTGGCCCACATAGTTGGCAACAACTCAATGAGAACATTGAAAAGTTCTATGAGATTGAAAACTTGGAAATGGTGTTCGCTGTTACTGTTATGATTACAAATATATTTAATCTTCCGGCAGTGTGGGAATGGTTTAATAAATACCATGCAACAAGAGCAAGTATTGCAATGAGTAACGTTGTTGTAAATCCAAGCTATTTAAATATTGCACACATGCCAGAAGAACTTAAACAACAGGCATTAAAAGCAATTTCTGATATACCCAGCGAAGCATATTGGCCAGAAGGCAGCTACCACAAAGAAGAATTCGAGTACCAAACTGGTATTGATGATATACGAAAAGGCTTGGCACAACACGTGGATACTGAGACAGCAAATCGAAACTGGAGACACTTCTTACAGTATACATCAGATTTAGATAGACTTCGTAATACAAATACGTTAGAATATATACAAGAGGTAAAACAATATGTCAACAAATGAAGATTTTTCTAAAACTGGTAATAGTGTATGGAATCAACCATTTATGGAATATTTGGAAAAAGAATATTTTCCGTATGTTGATCCCAGTACCCTGCCCAGAGAAGCAGAATATTATTTGAACTATTACCCCAAATGGATTAAAAAGAGCTTTTTAAATAATTTTGACGGTTTGGATGCTTTCCCTTATCGCTTTATTAGTTTGGGTGTGACACAAACATTAGACTGGTGGCATTACTATTGTATGGCAAATGGATATCGTTTGCGTATGTTCCGTGGCGAGTATCCATATAATCGAGACGTTTTGCTCGAGGGCGATTGGACACAGGATAGATATATCGATGATACTGAATTAAAAACAGGTGACGCAGTAGTAGTAAGTGTCCCTTTCAGTGGAAGCGGGCGCAAGCCCGAGCGTTGGCAGTGGCTCATCAACGAATGCAATGAAAAAAATATTCCAGTATTAGTAGACTGTGCTTGGTTCGGAACATGTTTTGATATTGATGTTAATCTGGATGAGCCATGCATTAAAATGGTTGCATTCAGTACTACTAAAGGACTCAGCTGTGGTAACTGGCGTAGTGGAATATGCTTCAGTCGTATTGATGAAGGTTCGCTGAGTGTTCAGACAGAATGGAAACATGGCATCCATTTAAATGTTGCTATTGGCAATTGCCTAATGCGCGAGTTTGGTCCGGATACTATTGCTAAAAAATATCGCGAAAGCCACAAGGCAGTTTGTGATCATTATGGTTTCCAACCAACCAATACAGTGCATGTTGCACAAGCACCATTGACTGATGAATGGAATAGTTACAGTCGTGATGGAACATTTAATCGTGTAAACATTGCCAAAGCAATCAAACGCTATAAACAAAAAGGTAATTTTTATGAATAATATCGTAATATATTATGGCAGAAGTGAAAATCTACTAAATGTATCTATACCTCCAGCTGAAGAATTAAGATCCGAAACCTGGACAGGAAATTGTTATAATATAATCTATCATGCCTATATTACAGATGGTAGTCCAGTTAGCGATGATGTAGTAAATCAACTGAGAAAAAGATTTGAAAATATTGGCGGATTAAAACAACACCATGCTGATCTAAATTTTTATAGATTTGTTACTAAAAATTGGGCTACTAAACAAATAAAACTCATTGGAAGCCTAACTCAAAGCATGGGATTAGATATAACTATTAGAAAAGAATTTAATTATGAGTATGAGGATGGGTCAGTGGATCATCTGGCAATATTAAATGCAGCTTACAAAGTTTTTACATATGACACCGCTAGTCCGCACAATAACATTTTTCTAATCGCCGCAGATCATAAATCAGTGTTAGATGTGCCGCATTTTTATTCAATAGGATCACAGCAGCTTATTACATACAAAAAGTCACTGGCCACACGAACAACCGTCGGCGGAAATGATCATGAAGTAAACCCCATTAATGGAAGTCCAATTGTTTATATGTCAGACGGTGTAATATGTATACATCATCATCCGTTGCAACAATTATTAAATCTGCAAACTTATAAACAATTGTTGACAAATATATATTTTGTAAAAAGTACCTTGGACGATAACTTTTTGAACAAAAATCTCATTCAATCATTGATTCAACATTTGGATATGGAAATAGTGGACCTAGACACATGGACACCACCACCTGAAACGGATTTATTCAAAATATGACAACGAAACTACCTGAAAATGCCTGTGCTTATCCCTTCAAAGGTGCCATGCTTATGCATGGTGTTCCTGCGACACCATGTTGTAGATTTCACAATAGATTTTTAGATAGTACTGACATGGAACCTGTTGATGCCTACGGTGCAACATTTGCTGATATACGTGACACTATGATGCGCAATGAATGGCATCCTGGTTGCTATAAATGCAAAGCTGATGAAGAAACCAAAGGTTCGAGTATGCGAACCGAAGCAGATGAGTTCTTTAATGACTTTACTAACGATGTTGAACTACAGTATTTGGAAATTACAGTGGGGAGATTGTGTAACTTAAAATGCATGAGCTGTGGTCCAGAATTTAGTCATACATGGGATGATGACACACTTGCTATGAAACTGGAAACTCCAGAATACATTAAAAAGCTCAAGGAAGTACAAGAGCTTGACCTGGATAGCATCAATGTTGATTTGTTGAAAGGTTTGCGTCATATTAAAGTAACAGGTGGTGAGCCATTCCTACATCGACAGTTTTTAAGTTTTGTCACTAGGCTTGCTGAAGCTGGCGTTGCGCCAAATATTGAAATAGAGATATTTACAAATTGCACATGGTGGCCAAAAAAGGCAGACTACGATGCACTATTGCAATACAAAGCATTGCGCATTCGTCCAAGCATTGACAGCATTGGCGTTGTTAATGATGTACTGCGCTTCCCCAGCAAGTGGGATAAAGTAGAAGAAGTATTGGATCAGTGGATTGATATGCGAACACAATATCCAGATAAAGTAAGTATTGCTACTGCAACAACAGTGGGTGCCATTAATGCACCTTATATGTATGAGTTTATGTATTGGGCAAAGGTAACTAAAAATATTGATGTTATATTGCAAACAGTGTATGAACCCAATTACATGAGTATACTTCATTATCCAGATTGGTTTAAAGATAATTTACGATACACTATTAATGCACAATTTAATGATACAATTAAACCAGGAAAAATACGTCCAGCAAAGGACCTGCTACTCAAACTAACTGAACATAATGATGTTGAGGATGTAGCCATAGAACATTTGGACAAAATTAAACGTGTATTAAAGTTACGTGGGCTTGATATGGGACAGGTACGCAAGTTCAAAGATTTATTGGAGTTTAAGTCTCCAGGAGTTGATTGGACCAAGAATGAAAATATTATTTGGAAAGCAGACAATCAACTATGATTGAAAAAGATAAACTAAAAAACAGCGATACTTTCTGCATGTTGCCATTTATGCACATTTATGGTAGTGCAGGAGGAGACATGGTTCCGTGTTGCGAAGCGCAAGAGTTGCCACTTAATAATCCTGGCGAGTCTGCACTTGAAAGCTGGAACAATGAACACTATAGAGAACTAAGACGAGCTTTGGCCAACGGAGAAAGACCAAAACGCTGTGAAGTGTGTTGGCACAACGAGGACAGTGGCATTGTAAGCAATCGTCAACAATGGGAAAAAGACAACTGGGATACATTTAGCGACGTCATAAGTGTAAACGATGACTACAGTGTCAATAATCCGCCATTGTGGGTGGAGTTAAAAGTCAGTAACTTCTGTAATCTAAAGTGTATTATGTGTAGTACTCACAGTAGCTATAAACGTGTAAGTGACTTGGATATCATCAGTAAGTACACATCGGACGGATATGAGACACGTTTGCTACGCCCAACAGATTTGTTTGCTAGTTTAAATGAATGGCCTGACTTGTGGGAAAATGTACACACACTACAGTTTACTGGCGGGGAGCCGATTATTAACCAAGAGCATTATGACTTATTGGCTGGTATTCCAGAGCATGTTAAAAAGAATATTAAACTTAGGTATGCTACAAACATCAGCTACATTAAATTTAAAAAATATGATCTTGTGGAAATTTGGCGCCAGTTTAAACATGTTAATATCAAAGTAAGTATGGATGGTATTGAAGACGTATACAATTACATCAGGCAGGATGGGGATTGGGATACAGTATACAATAATATGCTGGTATTAAATGCCGAGCCTGATATTGATCTAGCAGTGGGTATTACAGTGCAATCACACAATGTATTCCAGATGCCAGAGTTTTATGACTTCTGGAGGAAATCTCCGATTGACATTAAATTTATAACTGCTAATATACTACAGACACCTAAATATCTATCGCCGGCGCTCTGGCATGGAGAATACAGAACAGCAATTATTAAAAAACTACGTGATGCTGAAAGTAGGCATCCTGAAATGGATCGCTTTGCAACATACTTGGAAAACACAGAGAAAACTATCAGAGACTATGCAAAGATGCGCAAGTATACTCGTGACATTGAAGCACGTTATGTACAAGATATCAAGTTAAAAGGCATGGTTAAAAGATACTTAAAGATGCCATTGGAAAATATGGACGAAGTAAACGAAAGATTAGAAAATGGATAACGGGCAAAGTGGGTGGACATATAGTCACACTGAACATTCGTGGCCGGTAGTGAACGTATTTGTTCCCGGCAGTCAACAATTAAATAAAAATCCAATATTAAAACAAAAACTGCAAATCTTACAGCAAGTGGAAAGTATTAACCATTTGCGAGGCGGCGTTGTTAATTTGTACAACCCGAGTGACACCAGCTGGCTTATTGCAGCTCAAAAGATGGGATACCGCTATGCAGTGGTTTGGCATGATGGATGCTGGGCTAGCAGTGAAGAATATAATGATGTTCTATTAACAGAGATTGATCGTTTTAACGATGAGAGTGAGGGAGATTGGCTCATTGCTGGACAACTGAACATTGATACTATCTACTATCCATGGTTTAATCCAAGTGTTCTTGTTATTAACATTGCCAAGTGGATGGAGGTTGATCAGCCCAACCCGTATGTTATTCCCAGCAGTAACCCAATGTGGCATCGTGTTAAACCTATGCACGAGGATTGGGAAGATAGTGTATATGGTATTACAAACATTGACAAATATCGCCGCCGAGAAGAAATTAAACGAGAAAAGAAACGCAACCAAGACTGGTGGAAAGTATCTGATCACGATCACAATGGCGAACTAAAAGAAGTAACACCACAAGAGTTCAACTTTGAAAAGCAGAACGAGTTTGGCAATGCTTGGATTGCGTGGTCTCTCCGCAGACGTTTATATGTGTGGGGACTAAGTGATAAATTTATGGACGAACTAACCTACACTAGGCCACACATTGGTACTGAAACTTTTGAGAGTGGCATCACGGGTGGTGAGTTTGATAAAACACAAGTAAGTTACCAAGCCCGTAATCTAGTTGGTAGAGCTCTATCACCAACCAGCCCAGTGTACTTTGTTAATACTGAACCCAGTCAACCCCAAACCAGTGAACTACTGGAAAATACAGACTTCGATTGTTATACTGGCGCCAGCGCAGGATTCAAGCTACTTTACTACGCATATAAATACGGAGTGAATCCTGGATTCACTAACTTTGTATTTTTTGATTTTGACACAGACAGTGTTAATTTTAAAAGAGAAACTCTCAAACAATGGGACGGTACAGATTATCCAGGTTGGGTAGAGGCATGGATGGAACGCAATCCAGACGCATACGGACAAGACTTGGGATTTGTGAGAGAACGGTGGCCCACTGTTGTTGATCAATTTGGCGGTACGGAAAGCTGGAGAGATTTTTGGACACAAATCAGCTTCTGTGATCTAAGTGTTGTGCAATGTGATTTGATTAACGGACATGATGAATTGTTTAAAAAATTAGATAATAAAAGAACATTTATGTGGAGTAGTAATATCTACAGTTACATACTTCCTAAATTACTGGCGCAGCCCTTTCAATTAGAAAGTAGTTTCATCAGCCTAATTACAAAATTAAAAACTACTCACGCTGATAGTTGGTTTAGTGGAACTGATATTAATGATAATGATATTATGTGTCCTGCCAGTGCTATTTTAACAGTGGGCGACAATAAAAATATAGGATTTGAATAATGAACGGATATATGAATCTAAACCCAAATATTAATGCTATTAATATTACATTTAATGAAATTACAGTTGAAGAACTCAAAGCCAATACTTATTATGCTGGAAAATTAAAAAAAGTTCAAACAATTAACATGAAAAATATGAGTGATTTCCCTCATTTACATTGTGACAATTGGAGTGATATGGATGGTTATGATATGATTAACCTTGCATATGAAATGAACTTCAAGTATGCTATTGTTTGGGCAGACGGAAGTTGGCCAACCTGTGATGAATTTGATACTGCATTATTGGAAGCAATTGATGAATGGAATGAAAATGGAGATTGGTTGTGCGCTGGACATATTATTGCAAAAGATAATCATTATCCTCATTTTCATCAACAATGTGTTGTAGTTAATCTAAAAAAATGGAAAGAAATAGGACGTCCTGAATTTGAAACGTGGCATTTAAAAAACCATCCAGCTTGGTTATGCAGTAAAGAAACAATCAATAGCAAATATACTCCAGTGTTCATTGAGCCAAATAATTCTGAACCAAACACTAAAATTGAAGGTGGTTGGTCAGGTGACTTTATGGATAGTTTAATTCCAGCAGCATTACATGCTGGCTGCCGTGTTTATAACTTTCCTTATAGTGTAAGGGAATACAAGTATTGCTGTTATCCTGAGGACGACGTAGCTATGACAGCAGCTTGGTTGTTGGATGAAAACTTCCGTGAAAGTTTTGATGATCCACAAGAGCTAGCTGATTTTAAATATTCTCATGTCAGTGAAGACAAGCGTGATTTGTATAGTTACAAATTACTGGATACTGCTATTGTATATATCACAAATACTGAAAGTATTCCACAAACACCCAAACTAGGAATCACACTTATGGTTGCGCCATGCAGTGGGCTACACCAATTTCAACATATTATTGGAGCCTTAGATACTATTCAAGAAGTACAATGGACTGACTTTAGCGAATACGGCGTTACTTGGACTCGACATTTACTTGAAAATTGGGATGGACGTAATTTTACAAAGTTCTTTGAGGATAACAAAAGTATTTTGTACGACATGGGATTTGGGCAAGATGACAACATGTGGTATCAGCAAGGCAATGTAGATGATTTCTTTGAGCAATGGAGTGAAGACGAATGGCTGGAACTGTGGGACAAAATACGTGCAATCAAACATTTTTTTAAAGTATTGGACATTGTTAAAAATTATCAGACAGTTATCGATAGCATTGAAGACAAGGAAGTTGTGCATATTCAATTAAGTAACATTTGGCAATATGAAATTAATTATTTAAACACTCGAGGATTCAAAGCCCAGCTTAATTTTGTAAGTTTAATTGACGGTTTAATTGCTACTAATAGAGATGTATTCTTTAGTGGTGATACTCCAAATGGTGTATATTATGAGTACCAAGATATGAAACTGTTGCCGGGTATTTTATAATGTGGTATGAAGGCAGACATATGGAACAATTAAGTGTTAGTGATGAAACAAGACACTTTTTTGAGGAAAATGAAAACAAGAACAAAAGTTTAATTGGTGTGGATGATCTACGCCTATTAACCCCTAATGAAGAAGACTTAGACGTCATTATGGATGATACCCATTTGCCCTGGATCCCAGTGCCGATTGATGTGCCACATAATGATATCTTTGAGGAAGCTAACCACCTATTATACACCAGTTGCTATACAATGCATCGTCCCAACAGTAGCGGATGGATGAGTTTGTGCATTCACGGAATGAGTTCAGTACACACAAACGTTCCAGAGGACTATGGGCTACCTGATGAAGCAGAGTATGAACTAAGTGATTGGACTGATATTGCCAAGTTTGCTCCAAAAACTAAACAATGGTTAATGGACGAAGTACGTTACTCTCCGTTTAGTAGAGTACGTTTTATGGCAGTGCTGCCGGGCGGGTGGTTAGGTCCTCATAGAGATACTGACAACATACGTGGGGTTGGAGCAACCAACGTAGCTATCAATAATCCAGATGGCTGTGCTTTGGTAATGGAAGATTGGGGTACAATGCCATTTACTCCGGGAAGTATGTTTAAGATCAATACAGGTTATAAACATGCTGTGTGGAATCGTAGTGACGAGCCACGTATCCATATGATACTTGACGGTGATCCAAGTGATTACTTCAAGAGAAAGGTAAACGTTGGCTATGCCCAGATGTTCGATCTTTAAAGCTGGAGTAACAATAGGACCTACTGGAGCGGTACGACCGTGTTGTGCATTTGATACTAACGGTGTACCTAATATTCCGTTTAATGGCAACTGGCAAGATAGACATGCCAAGTGGGACAAACTACAAGAAAAAGAATGGTTACCCAATTGCAAAGAATGCAAACAGAGTGAAGACATGGGACAGGAAAGCCTGCGCCAACAATACAATAAGAAATTTAAAGATGACACGGGCATCGTGCAAAA